TTGTTTATTATCCATCTCTGCTGTCCAGTGCATTCCATTCTCATCAATAGCATCAAGATAATGAATACCTTTGCGGTCATCAATCACACGAGTGATACTTACAAACTTTACTTTTTCAACCATTAGAGTGCCTCGACTTCATCAGCAATTTCACGCAACACAGATACAGGGTCTTCAAGTTCTCCACAATCGGTGCATAATCTATCAGCAACTTTGTTGATTACACGGGCAATCAACTTCTGCCTATCTTTACTTTTGGGTCTCATAGAGAGTTCCATCGTGCATTCCAAGATTTGTAGTGCTCTGGTAGTCATACTCCGTCTCCAGTTTCTTGCCATCCATCTGGATGATTATCCATACGTGTAACTATTTCTTCAATCTCCTCCCAGTGTTTCTCCACTTCTTTCACGCGCACCATAAAACTATCTTCACCATGATCACCAGAATACAGATAATCAATGTGCCTCATGATTTCTGATACCTTACGCATCAGACGAAGTTGTTTCCTCAAATACTTGATAGTTTCTGGTGAAAGATTGGGAGCATACTCATACTCATCTGGTTTGTTGTTGTTTTGGATTTCTACTTCCAACTCATCAGCAAACTGTGCTACCTTATAATAGTCGTAACCACAATCACCAAAGTGTCCACCGCTCATAATTGTTCCTCAACGATAGATTTAATTTTATGAAGATCGTTTATCCGTTCATAGCACAGATCCCATTGCTCACAATACCAATCAAGGTCAGGATTTTCTTGATTAGTTTCTTCGCGAATATCCCATTCACAGCATTGAAGATGACCCTCCTGTTCCTGTATGAGATAGTTCAAAGTATCAAGTAAGCTCATCTTCATCCTCCGCAGGGAACATAGCATCAAACTCTTCATCATTCAAAGAGAGCATCTGAACAAACTCACCCCGCTCTTCTGCCTCAAAGATTTCATCTTCATACATCATAAGATAATGTGCGAAGTCATTTGGACTAGTGCTGGAAAATTGAACAACTTCGTCAATAATGCAAACGTAGTTCATCGGATATAAAGATACTTTTTGTTCATGATCATATGATCCAGAACCTGTGCTAGTTTCTGTTCATAGGTTGGATTGTGATGCTTTAAGCACTCCACATAAGCATCATGCAGACGGGCATAGAGATCATCCCAATGCTGTTTATTGATGGGGGTCATCGCTCTCTTTCGTATATGAACATTATAAGGCAAAAACCGACCTGGAGTGGGTCGGTGTGCCAGTTAATCAAGTGTCATCGCCAAAATCAAACCATTCATAAAGAGAATTCATCGCACCTTCAACAACTAAATCAACCACAGCATCTTCATGTGGGTTCTCCACGTGTTTATGAGCACGATTGTATCCAAATCTAACACCTTCTTCAAGAGCCATCTCTAACACTTTTCGGAAATTTGGTTTCATTCGATCACCTCTTTAATCTCACTTATAATTTCCCAATTAGCATCCATTTTGTCTCCAAATCTGGAGGTTCCTGTGCGAGTGCTGATCCAGAAAAAGTATTTGCGATTTTCTGACGCAAGAAACATCTCACCACCAGTATCCTGCTCTACGATACAGACAGGATTTCCCCCCATTGTATTTGCAAGACGATTTTTTGCTTTGCTTGTCTTTGGTTTTACAACGACTTTACGCATCACCTACCACTCAAAAACAGAACCAAAAAGACAATTAGAAAAATTACAACTCCAATCGAAAAACCAATCCATAGGGGCGAAAGAACCCAAATCCAAGGCCATGTAATGTGTCCAGTGAGTTTAAGTCCAACAAACAGGACGGTCAGCCATCCAGTCAATCCCATTCCTCCACTTGCGCTCGCGTTGTTGTTGCTCATTGACCTTTCCCTTTTCATATACTCATATTAAGGGTGATCCCACTCAAATGTGGGGGAACTGTGACAGTTCATCAGGTGGCACAAATGATCACTGGTCCTCTCTAGTATTCAAAACTGCAGATGCAAAAGCAGCTGTTCCATTTCGCGTCTTAGCAGCTATGGTCAAAGTTTCCCCAGGTTGTAAAATAAGTGATCCAGTAGTTTCATCTGATAATTTAAGTTCCAGTTGCCCACTCTCTCCCATAGCTACGGCACCAAGAAATTGGTCATTGGATGCAACAGTAGCTGTTGTTGCTGAAATGTCAATCGCAGAGCATGATGTAGAGGCCCAATCCACAAAATTTGGCGTTCCTACAAGAGTTGCATTTTTAATCAGATAAAACACTCCTGGTTGTGTGTGCTTATATGCAACAGACACATCAACAAGATTAATAGTTGACTGATTTGCCCTACCATTAAACACAAATTTATTCATGAGTGTAAAAATACAATGAAATGCAGCGTCACCTACCGCCACACTGCTATTGTTATAGGTATACCTGTTTCCCTGCAATACTCTCCGCCCCTCAATAAATCCCGCAAACGAACTAATATTCACACTTAAATCACTGGTGCTTCCTGCTGAAGTTGCAGTCATCGTAAATGGAAACGACGGATTTGAGAATGTTGGAAGTGTATTCTTGTTTGGAATATCAATTACATGCGCGGTCACAAATTCTGGATTATTTCCAGGTGAGGCAACTTCAACGTCAAATGTAAGAGCCCCATATCCAAGATACTGAATACCTATTTGATATACATTACCCTTCGTTGGATCAAGAACAAATCCAGATGGATTGAAATTATCACTTCCATCAAGTCTATCACCATTCCACTGCGTTTTTGGAATCCATGTATCTGATGCCGCAGCACCAGCCTTTGTTTCTACAAATGTTCCCCAAGCCGTTGTTCCCGAAAGAGAAAATGTTCCGGTTTTATTTCCGGCAGAATTAGAAAGAAACACAACAGAAGTTCCATTCTGTTGTGCAGACCATCCAGCATATGTTGCTTGAGAAATTTCATATGCGGTTCTGGATGCAATGCCAGAATTAGTAACTGCGGCAGTAAATGCAATTCCAGCAAGAGTGACTGTCACATTCTCATTCGTTGAAGATGCCGTTGTAATTCCCAAGGTCTGAATTTCTCTAACACCACGTTTAGAGTGAAGAATTCCAAATTCAGTATCTTTATATCCAAAAAATACTCCATCTTCTGCATGTCCCAACCCGGCAAGTAAATAGCAACTTGTAACGCCGACATCAAAAAATCCGGCAAATCTACCGACAATTCCCTGGCCAGGTCTATATCTCAGACGTTCTCTACTTTGTAATTGAGCAGAACCATATGTAGATATTCCAGTTGAAACTTTAAACATGGAATTGGTAGTGCTGACTATTCCACTTAAAGTTTTGCCATAAGCAACTTTTTGATCGTTCAATCCGTATACAGCATCTCTCTGAAACACTGGATAAAGGGACTCCACGTGAACACTTCCAAAAGGAAGTCTTGGAGTATGAACAGCTACTTCCAAATGCCCCTCTGTAGTTACTGGAACATTTGTGAAGTAAGATCCTCTTGTTGTTCCAGTGACAACTGCTCTTGTCAAGACCGATTCATTGTCTACAGTCGATAAACTATTGGAAGATCTAGAAATTTCCGAATAATCGCCATATAAAGTTTGCAATCTCAAGAATGATTGATTGCCACCATTATTAATCAACCTAACACGCAAATATTTACCAGTAATACTTACCCGATGACATTCTTCTACGTTTGCTGCTAGAGTAAACGTGACGGTTTTATCCCAATTGGTATTATTTGAACTCAAGTCAATATGTAATGTACACGCAGTATCTGAATTGCAGTTTATAACCGCAGAATTGTAAATATAAACTTCTTCACCAGTTCCCGTAAACGTAGCAGATTCTGCCAAAGGTGTAGTTGAACTATTGGTTGTTGATACCTTATTTCTGGAGCTAAAATATGTCATTTGATTAATACTCTCCTTAGATTAAATACCAATTGCCCTTGGTAGAATTGTAGTGTAGATGTAATGTAGAATTGGGAGGCAAAGGAAATGTTGCATATGTTATACCATCGATGATGATATTTTTTCCATTGCCATTAATCACAGTATCTGAAGTATGAATGTTTGATATCCAATGACTTTCATCAGACACCGGATTTGCTGGCATTACAACTGTTGTTGCATTGTCAATATAAACAATATTCTCACTAATGGAAACGATATGAGTGCCGGCCGTTGTTATTTCAGAATTAATGATATCAACAGCGCCAAGATCAGCTGCAGCGGATGGTATCCATTTCTTTTGAGTGTCATCGTAGACCAGCGTATCTCCATCGTTAGGAACGCTAGTATTCAGATTGACATCATCCAACTCTCTAAGGAGAACTGAACCCCCACCACCTAATGTGCTTAATTGAGCTTGAACGCGAGTTTTAAATAAGACATAATCAGCAGATAAGTGATCAATGTCTTCGAATTTCTTTGATACAGGCGTTAATGGATCAGAGGTTTTAATAGTATTAATGGGATGATTAAAGACAGATTCGCACAATTCTGGGTCAAGTGGATCTACTTCACTATCCGATTTATATTCAGTATTGCTAACAATATCACTAATAATCTCAACTAGATATTCATCTTGAGGTAGTGAGAAATCAACTACATCTTCATATACGGTATGCTGTGGTATTACTGTATTATACTCAATTGAATCTCTTTTAGGGTCATTTTTAACATCAACAACTGATTTATATTTACTAAAATAATCGTCAATATTAAATTGACCCGAATCTTTATGTGAATTTAATTCTTTAGATTCAACAACAGATTTATATGCATCAAAACATTCATCAACCCGAGTTCTTGGTTTGGTTGATTTTTTCTTATTTTTCGCTTTACTTTCTGATGGTGCATTAGATACAACCTTCAGATAAGCTTCGTGAATATTACGAAGTTCGTCCGCATTCATGTTTCAATTGGTTTTTATCTATTTATTGAATGCAAAATTAGTCCCACGGCAATTTACGTTTAAAGAGTTCAAGTAATGCCTCTGACGGTTCTGGTGGATTTTCCAAACTCTCCATTAGGGCATCATAATCCTCCTCAGACACATAGAATGTATAGGGTTGTTGATCTAACCGCAACCTACGTTCTTTGCTAATGATAGGAATATACATGTCATCATATGGGTAGATATACATTTGATACCACCCACTATTCAACTCTTCGAAAAATGCGCAGCGATCAATATTGTCATTGTAATTATCAAATCTAAAGGTAATACAATTTCTACATGACCACAGAGCATTCTCAACCCATTGCTTCATTTTAGATGGCATCTTCATCCCACTCCTCATAGCGTGTCTGTATCTTACCATCGTTCAGAAAGATATTCAAGTGCCCCGTGTTGCCATTCTCAAAATAGAATGCCATCCACACATGATGCCCTTCATCCATCACTTCATAGTGATACTTTTTGATGCCATCAAGCAGAAACTCATCAGGGTTGTAAAGTTCTTTGTCAGTCATGAGAAATTATAATGAACTCGTGTGTGGAACTCTTTGAAGCAACTTTTGTTGGAGAGTTTCATCATCGCAGGAGGAATGTAGTATGAATATTCACTGAAGAAATCTTCTTTACTGAGAAATCTGAGTCCATGAAGATACCAAGTGCCAAACTGCTCATGAAATGCTCTCACAGCACGATATTGCTGAGAGTTGATAGGCACATAGCGATTGTCTTCAGTAAAATCAGCACCATATGGCGATGCCTGTGTCATCATAATACAGACGGTTTGACCTTCACCCGTGCCGAAGTATTCGGAAACCATATACACCCAGTATTCATCTACTGGGAATACATCACGATGATACTTCTGCTCGTATTCTTTCATACAAGCATCAGCAACCAGTTGAAAGTTTTCTTTTTTCTTTGCTTGTAGTTCTTCAATTAGTTCTTCATGTTCAATCTTACGAAGTTCTTTGAGAGCATCGGAATACTTATCAATACCAGCAATAGCAGTTCTCACAGCATCCATTCGTTCCTCCTTTTCAATATCAGCAAGTTGTTGAAGTGCATCACCGTTCTCAGCATAGAGTTTTTCTACTGCTTCCCACGCTTTATTATATGCTTCTTCCTTCATACAACACCCCTGGTGTTAAGATACTGTAGAGTTTCTTTTAAGCTTCCGATATGATTTAATCCAATTGCAACCTGCGGATACTCTGCCTCACTTCCAAACTCCTGTCGGAACTGACGATCACTAAAATCAACGCCAAGATGATATTCATGATATTCCCCACCAATGCTTTGAAGAAGCATTTTGATGCGTTCGCACTCTTGACTTCCGTTGGAATACAATACAACTTGTTCAATCATTTTGGACACTCCACATAAAAAACTCCCTCAACATAACATGCCATTTTTTGTTTCGTCGTCTTCCGTGGCATGGCAGTTTGAACGGCACGGACAGGATTATCAATCGCGCTATTAATACGATCAATAGGAACGTCCTGAAGACATCCAAACAAAATACATGCCACTGGAAAAATAATCATATCACTTCTTGGGTTGTGGTTGTTGCTGAATATCAAAAGTGGGGATTGGTGCTCCACCATTACTGGGAACCATATACACTGTGCGATTGGAATCTTTCTCACCCTCAGTAATCCACAGATACTGAAGATAAGCAGGATTATCCTTCAGACTCTCGCCAATAATGGAGTTTGCTTTAGCAACACCTTGAGCACGGATGATCTCAGCATCAGCAAGTTGTTGTGCAGAATCTTTCTTTGCTTGTGCTTCCAAAACTGCTACTTGTCGGGTATATTCTGCCTTTTGCAGTTCTGCTTTACCAGCAAGAGATTGTTGCCACACATTGTATTGAGGACCACCAATAAAGATGAGACCACCAATCACTACCACACCTACAGCAATAGCAACAACTGCAGGGTCAATAAATCCATTTTGTTTGTTCATTTGTCACCTTCCAATGAGTTTCAAAATAGCGTCAGCAACGTAATATCCAATCCCAAACCAAATCAAAAAGGTGAGAATGTATGTAATCATGCTTCTTCTCCAAAATTGTGACTACCAGGATAATCAATGTGATTCAGTGGATCAAGTCTTACAAAAGTCCTGGCAACTTCAAGTTCTTCAGAAACTTCACGAATAAGTTCTTCCGTCATTGCTTCAACCTCTTCATCCGTATAATTTGGATTATCTGGATTTAGAGCACGGGAAAGTTGTGCCTTCAGATCAAGTACAACTTCACTCAACTCTTTAGCACGAATCTCTGCTGCCACAGCACGTTCTTCTACAGGAGCAACAGCATCCACAATACGCTCACCCAAGTCCTCATCAAGAATAAGATCATTGTTTTCAGCAACCTTACGCATATCTTCTACTCTGCGCATCTCATTAAATGCACATTGCGCTGCTCCGTTCATGATAGTTTCATCCGCAAATCCAACTGCACGAAGAAAACTATTGAACAGATTGAAATATTGATGAATATTCAGATCTGTTACAGGAGATTGAATTTCAACTGTTTGATTATCAACCAGATCTTTATACAAAGAGTTATATTCGGAACCTTCTGTGTGATACAGAAACTTCACGTGCCCACTGGTCAACATAGTCCTTCTCCTCATTCATAATAATACTATAGCACTAAAAGGCATTTCAGCAAGAGGTGCTGTGACACTTATCAATCTGCCACATCAAGGAATAATCACGTTTGGATTTTGGGGTGGTGGAGTAATTGATTCAATCAAAGCTCTACGAATCAGATCAATCTGTTCCGCTGTATAAGCATTGGTTGGATTTGTATTGATTATATTCAATGCCCGCTCATTTATTGGGGTGTCTGATGGCCTACGAACTTCTTGCAGCTCATGTGCGTATGCATTCAATCTTTTCAACTTAAGAAATTGAATGACGGCATTTAATTCCTGATCAGATCCCCAGGAAGCCGCATCCTCAGCAAGCGATTTTGCATCTGAACCAGGCTTAGAACTCCATTGAGAAACAAGATCATCCCCAGGTTTTACTGGGTGATTTGGATTTGGCATTTCAATTCTCCTATAATAACAAAATCTATTTATGGTAGAATTCCATATCGTGGATTGTCATCATCATCATGTCGAACTTCTGTGAATCTTGACCTAATCTGCAAATCCGTTTCTATCCAAAAATTTACAGATGCTTGAGTTCCACTACCGGGTCTTTCTACCCCAATCCAATAGTGTTGTGACCCAAGCTTTTCTATTCTCACATCGACATTTTTAAAAAACAATCGACTAAAATCATGTGCTTCTGAGTAAGCCATATAAAACTCCAGGATTAATCATCCCGACCGTGAATTCGCCCAATTAAGTAACCAAGATAGAGTCCACCAGTAAAAAATACCAAGACATAACAGACATTCACAAGAACCTTGACAGTCTCCGTGAACAGAAATTCAAATTCACTTTGCATCAGTCTCTCTGCCTCCAGTCATCTGGTTTATCTTGCTTAAACCAATCAATTATATCATCTGCACCATCAAATCGTGATCTATGATTTCTGGGATCAGGATCCCCAAGATCCATAATGTTCATAAAATCGTCCAGACTGCCCTCAACCATATCTGGATTAGCCGCTCTTCTTCTTGCCTGACGAAGCATTGTTGCTGCAGATCTATTTGCTTTTGCAAGTTTCTCTGCCCAGATCATATCCTCCAGTCCAACTGGTTCACCGTGAGAAATTCTATTGCAAATCTCTTCTAGTCTCAAGCGATATTGTGTAGAAAGCATTTGTAATGCAACCCCTTAATTTATTTTACATCTGTTTCATGCAGCATCGCTTCTAACTCATTAAGTTTAGAGAACTCTGCATATGCACTTTCCGATCTCTCAGAAAGAATATCAAGAATATCACCCAAAATCACAGCGTTGGCAACATAATCATCCAAATATTTGTCCAACGCTTCTTTTAGAAAACGTCTTCGATGCCACTCTGGTGAGTATGGCTTATAACATTTCATAATAAAGTGTTCCTCAATCTTCACAAACTTGCTGTGCTTGTAGCAGTTCTTTCGCCATAGCATGATACTTTCGATCAAGATGCCACTTCACAAATGGATTTCTTGGATTATGACGAATATGCCAGGACACCATAAACACCCATCTTTGGAAATGGAGTTTAATCCATCCAATGATTAGCAAAAAATACTCTGCAATCGATCGATCTGTGACGATAAAATATCCGACTACAGCGAAAATTGCCAACCAAACATAGAATTGAATCATGAGTTCCTTTTTCCCTTAAGATACACCAGCAGTTCATTCTTCACTTCTTCCAATTCAGTTTCACACCCAAGTTCTTTAGCCATTACTCGGATTCTGGAATGAACTTCCCAGAGATCTTCTACCATAAGATCGCAAGCGTTTGCGTATTGTTGACTAATCATTTTTTAGATTCCTTTGTTGTGAGAGGACATTCAGAAACAGTTTCCTGTAGATTGGATATAATTTCTTCTCTCTGAGTCATTGTAAGACCCTTTGCCAACATTACAGATGAGGCAATTTTTTGTGCATCCGAACAACTAAGTGTAACTGATGACATAAAAATTGGAACAAATAGAAAGACGTGAATCATGATTTAGATATTCACTGGTAGTATTTATGTTAATACGTTATACCATTGATGTCTCGCATGAATTGCATACAAGACACAAATTCTTCCCACTTTTCAGTTTTTACATGTGCCTTTTGATACGGAATATCTGAAAGAATGGCACATGCACGATTGGCATTAAACTGCACAACTCGCTGCTCTGCAGTCGGATCCACATACTCAGTTTTTGATGCTGCTTGACTAATCACCTCACTGCCACTTCCCATGAGCAGGGGAAGTGTAGAAGCCAAGGCTAATAGTTTCATTTAATAATCTCCCAATCCAAATTACCACCACGTTCAATCCAAAAGGAATGCCTTTGACTGATGGAGATCAGAAACATTTTGTTTCCATCCTCTTTATCTATTATACATGAGTGAAGTCCGTGCATGAATTGATTGAAAATAATCTTAGCCTTTTGAGTTTTTGGAGAAACATGAATAAAGCGTTTCTTCATGGGGTCCTTTCCTACATTTTTATTATACTGCAATTTCTCCTCCGAATGGGATTGGTGTGCCACTTTCTATTCCGGCACAAAAACAGTTCCCACCTTTGGATTAGTTCGGTGCTTTGCAATAAATCTTTTTGCCTGAAGTTCTGTATTCACAACCTCCAACTGATGCCCATCAAAAATAATCATCAACTGCTTCTTTCCAAATGGAACTGCTGCGTATCCATCTTTTGTAATAAAACCTTCTTTCATTGGAACATACTGCTCATAGAAACTTCTTCATGAATTCGGGAGATTGCCTCTCCCATTACATTTGAAATGGACAGAACTTGTAGATGCGAAAAGTTCTTCTCTGGAGGAACTGGAATGGTATTTGTAATCACAACCTCTTCGAATACTCCTGGTTCAGAGATTCTTTCAACTGCTGGATAGGATAATACTCCGTGTGTAGCACATGCCAATACTTTTCTTGCACCTTTCTGCTTGAGTAATTTTGCTGCTCCGGAAATAGTCCCACCAGTGTCAATCATGTCATCCACAAGAATGGCAATCTTATTCTCTACATCACCAATTACTGTCAGACTTTCTGCAACATTATGCGCAGTTCGCCTCTTATCTACAATTGCAAGTGGTGCATTGTTTAACAACTTACCAAAAGATCTTGCTCTTGCAACTCCCCCAACATCAGGAGAAACTACCACTACATCGTCCAATTCATCTGCATACTTTGTTCGAAGATACTTTGCCATGCTCGGAGCACCGTAAGTATTGTCGCATGGAATATCAAAATATCCTTGAATTTGTGCGGAGTGAAGATCCATTGAAAGAACCCGATCTGCTCCTGCGGAAGTAAGAAGATTTGCCACCAACTTTGCAGTAATACTCTCTCTTCCTGCCGCCTTTCTATCCGATCGCGCATATCCAAAGTAGGGAATGACTGCGGTAATTTCCTTTGCTGATGCACGGCGACAAGCATCAATCAAGATCAAAATCTCCATCAAATGGTCATTTGTTGGAGCACATGTTGGTTGCACAATGAACACGTTGCAACCTCTTACTGCTGCATTTACTTGCCCATAAGTTTCGCCATCTGCAAATGATTTGATTGTTCTATCGGTCAGTTCAACATTCAGATACTCAGCAATTTCATGCGAAAGTTGTTCATTTGCTGTGCCAGCAATGAGGCGAAACTTATCATACTTCATAGTCACTCCGTTGTAGTTTGACAAAAACGCATCATGGGATCGCACACCGTGGACATTCTACCATGAAACGCAAAATTGAACAAAAAATCAGTTTTCAGTCCTGTCCCGATCAGGGTTCTCAGCGTTGCGTTCTGCAGCAGTCTCCTGGTCGGGTGTTTTCTGACGCAATCGCTCAGGAAGCACAAAATCAAGAGTTCGATCCGAAAACAAAAAATCCAGAGGAATCGGCATCATCTTATTGCAACTACGAACAGTATATAGACAGAAAAGGGGAACCGAAGTTCCCCATGTGCCAGTTTATCAAATGTCGTATCCCTCTAGGATATGAACTGCTTCACTAAATCGATCCACATAGTGAATCATCTTCATCTCATTCTCATTCAAAAAGTGATTATCCAGCATATAATCTTCCAACCAATGTCTGAATGATCTCCACATTCTTCCTACACAAATGACAGGCTTTCTTTCTAAGTGAGAAACCTGAATTAACTGATAGACTAATGCCATCTCCAGAAGAGTTCCAATTCCTCCTGGCGTTACGATAAAGGCATCACACTCAGAAAATGTCTTCAGACGTGTAAAGAAATCGTCATGCTTTGTGTGCTCTTGAACATATTCATTAATTGCTTCCTCAAAAGGAAGATAGATTGCATGTGCAAGAGAACAGACTTCTGTATCTCCACATACACTCATCGCACCTTTATTTGCTGCTTCCATCGTTCCTGGTCCACCGCCAGTCACAATAATCCATCCCTTTTCAGATAGATTCTTTGCCATTCTCTCCACCGACTGATAGAGTCCAGAGTCTGGTGAAGTTCTTGCGGATCCAAAAATAGCAACTTTCTTCTTCATAAGAAGTTCCTAATATACCTCTTTAGTTATAATAGATTCTTAAAGCTTAATTCCTTATCAACCCTGACAAAGGTTATTGTATAGGGTTTTGGAGGTCATGTCAAGTCTTTCAAGTATTCTTTACAGAACTTCATGCAAATACTCTTTAAGTAATATCACTTCTTGCTCATAAGCATCCCTCTCCCAAGGTTGATCCTCATAATCAGTCTGACTATGGTCCACACCTTTCCAGAGTCTTTTTGAACCCCGATCTTTTAACTCACCACGAACATGTTGACGCACATGAACTAACTCATGAAGCAGAGTTTGAATGTAAAACTCACGCTCCATCTTATTGTGAAGTTCAATCAGAAAAGACCTAGGACGATGATCACAATCTTGAACAGTGCAAAGTCCATAGAAACCTTCCCTCATCATGCCACGATGAGATACTTCAATCTCCAGTTTGTGCCTTGGAAGATATTTTTTGACGAACCAAGTCACCACGCTTTCGCATAGTTTTTTGCTGTAGTTGTACCCATTCAGATCAAGATAGAGCATAGTTCAATACCGAATGAACAACACGCACACCCCAGTTCATGAAGACACAGAAGGATGATACGAAGATCAGTCTGTCAAGCGTTGTACGTTGCATAGGGTGGTCCCTGGTCACATCCATACAATAAGACCCTCCGGGGGGTCCAGAGGGTCTTCTGTGCCACTTTCTGAAGTGGTTTGATCAGGTCTTTGCGAAACTAATAATACATGATGCTAAACCGTTCCAACCTTCATCAGCCATATCAATGTTGGTGCTTATTCTATCAGCATTAGTATTAAATATTCTATATTTGATATAGTTAGTTGTTCCGCTATTCAATTCGCTAAAGGTTCCAGAAGATTCTGTTCTTGGATCGATTGCAGCTCCGGATTTATAGAAAGCAAGTGTTGCGTGTGGAGTAACAACAGCAGTTCCATCTCTGGTTTGTTGTGTAGGATCTCCAGATGTAGATTGTACGGAGAATGATGCAACAGTTGGAGTTGCGCTCACTGAGGGTCTCAATACAATTAAACTATTCACATCAGTGTTCCATCCACTATTTGCAACTGTAACAGTTGAGTTTACATCACCAGATATTATCTTCTTATACCAAAATCTTGTATTTACGTCGTTTGATTGGACGACATCAGAATCAAAATCACCACCTATTAAAGTCCATCCCGATGGGTCTGCATCAGCGGGTCCATTACTCCAAGTTGCTCTACCGGTCCAACAGATTACAACGATGTCATTTGCTTGAGCAGTTGCTGGAATTGTTATTTGATGAGTTGATGAAAATGCATTAGCGACATATGAAACAGTAATTACTGAAGATCTTGTTTGCCTTCTGCCAAGACTAAATGTGGATAATATTGGGCTCATAATTCATCACGCTCCGAACTGAGATTGTGCCGGGAAAACACTGAATGTTGCAGATGCGGTTTTTACAATCGTCCAAGTATACATGTCATAATTTGCAGTTGATAAACCTGCTGTTGGTGCCGTTCCACCTGCCCACATTTCTGTTTGCGCACCTCCATCTATGGTAATGTCTGTTGAATATGACTTACCAACTCCACATTTGGCCAAAATAGTGACAACGATTGAATCACCGGTTGCCATCAAAGTATTCAGAGATATTGAAGCATTTCCGCGAATATTGTGTGTCCAGTTGGCAGTTGCTGCAGTTGTAAACATCCAAACATTAGATGTAAGAACGTCGATGTTTGAGGTTCCATTTGCAGTTCCTGCAACAACATTTACCTTTTCTAATAGTGGTAGGGTTTTGAGATTACCAAGAGTTGAAATACCAGAAACGTTTTCATTGGTTGCTGATAGTGTGGTTACTGTTACAATACCAGCAGCAAAGTTTCCGGAACCATCTCTAACCACAACTTTTGATGCAGTATTGACTGAGGCTGCATCAACTTCTACCGTTCTTGCTGTGGATCCATTATATGTTTGACCGTTTTGAGTGAGATATGCTCCAATTGTCAGGTTGTTTAAGTTGCTTCCTAGTGATATACCAGAAATTGTTGATGATGCAAGTTTGGAAATGGCAATTGCTGCAGATGCGTTAATGTCAGCATTGACAATGCCACCAGACAAATTCAGTTTACTGTAAACTATTCCTGCAGCAGAATTAACATCGGTATTTGTAATTGTGTCATTAGCAATCATTGTGCTGGTGACTGTTCCACTATCTCCAGTAGTAACAACGTTTCCAGTTGTTGCTGGAAGAGTGATTGTATTAGTGCCGGCAGTTGCCGTTGCCTTAAGAGTTACACTTCCGCTAGTTGCACCATTGAAAGTTGCACCCAATCCAGTAATCACTGGAACCGTAAGTGTTTTATTGGTAAGTGTTTGCTCGTCCGTCGTACCAACAATTGATCCACCCGGCGCCGACTTTCCTCCATGATATTGTGCGTTTAGGTTATTGACCTGAACGTTTGAGTTGACAATGAATGGAGCATAAACGTTGCTACCTTGAACAAGGAATCTTGCCGCCTCTTCTGCATACTTTGCATAAACGTCAAGTGTGTATTCGGGAGGAACAGTTGTTCCCATGCCAACAAGAACGTCAGTTCTAACACCAATTTCCCCTGAACCATTTTGAACCGTTCCCCATGCTTCACCGATTGCAGATCCATAAAGGTCGATTTTATAAACACCAGGAGAAACTAATACGGCATCACTTCCGGCACCATCAATAATACTTGTAATAATACCGGGTCCACTAAATCCATCTCCGATTACGGTTCCACGAACCTTGATATTTCCAACAACATCCAATGCCTCTGTTGGATTTGTTGATCCGATTCCAACGGAACTTGATACATATGCCTTTCCAGTTACTTGCAACTTCTGATCTGCAGTGCCAGTGGAAGTTGCTGATCCCACTAAAATTGGTCCAGTTACATATGTTGAAATGCCAGCAACTCTCAGGGTATTTGTGGATAATACGGTTGCTGTTGTTACACCTAAAGTTGAGAATCCGGTAATGGTTGTTTGAGTCGCTTTAAGGTCAGTTACTGTGGTTACACCAGAAACATTAAGTTGTGATACTCCAGTAACACCTAAAGTTGAGACTCCAGTAATAGTGGTCTGAGTTGCCTTTAAGTCTGTTACTGTGGTTACACCAGAAACCCATAGTTGCTTAGAAAATAATGTGGATCCAGTGACCGTAGTGATGCCAGCAAAGGTTGAGACTCCGGATACGTTAAGTTGAGATGCTTCAGTGACTCCTAAAGTGGAAACCCCGGTGACATTAAGTTGAGTCAGACTTCCTGGACCACCACTAACACTAGTAGAGACTCCTGCTGTGGATGCATAGGTTGCTACTCCAGCATTAGAGGCATAAGTCGCACTAGTAGCATTTCCACTAAATGATGTTGCTGTAATAACACCAGTGGCATTTACGCCGGTTACATTAGCAACACCAGTTACGCTAATTCCTTTTTGATGTGTGGTCGCATCAACAAAGGTCGAAACTCCAGATACATTAAGTTGCTTGGAGAATAATGTAGATCCAGTAACTGTAGTGATTCCAGCAAATGTAGAAACACCGGAAACATTAAGTTGTGATGCATTTAATGCCGATGTTGTAGTTGTTGTTAAGGTAGTAACACCAGTAATTCTTGCATTTCCAATAACAGTCAACGCATCTTGAGCCGTTGTGGTTAAAATTCCAAGATGACCTTTTCTAATTACAACATCGTCATTATCTTGAAATTCAACGGAGTGAGTGGCGGATGATGAGTTGTTGAAGTTTAGATCCCCATCAACGTCAACAAGCATGTACCAACCTTCATTGCCACTTTGCTCTTCAATGTAAATCGCCGCTTCGCCAACTGTACTGCTGTTTGGAAGGGTCTTAACGGATAGTCCACCTCTCAAACTAACTATTTCACTTATGTTTCCAATCGAAAGTGCAGAAGTATATCTATCTGTTCCGATTGCAACTGAATTGGCAACTCCAATATATGAAAATGTTGAGAAACCGGTTGCATTAATCTGATTTACATTAACATTACCAATAGTAGTAATACCTGTAACGTTAATTTGAGATGCGTCTAAAGATCCAGTAACTGTGGTAATACCCAACGTTGTGTTGGAAGATACTGTTAATTTCGTTGCATTGGCGAAACCTAGGGTGCTTATGCCAATGATGTTGACATCAGTTGCCTGAAGATTGGTGACATCTGCTCTTGCAAATGTACTAACACCTGTTGATTTTACGTTACTATTGACAACGAGTGCTGAGAGTGCACCTGTAACGTTTGCATCTCCAACAACTTCAAACTCCTGTGTTGGTACGGTTGTTCCTACGCCAACACCAGCACTAGTAACGCTAAAAATCGATCCGCCGGTTCCAACTGCAAATCTATTGGATTTGACTTCTCCGGAAATGTTGATATTTGATCCAGTCAAAGCAGTTACGATTCCGGATGCTGCATACAACGTTGCTGCATCAACCTGTGTATAACTTGCTTGAGTTCCTTTTAGTTGAGTGAGTGTGGAAACTCCACTAACAACTACTTGATCTGCTGCAATTTGCCCACCCACAGAGAATGTGCTTGTTGGTATTGTTGATGCAATTCCAACCCTATTATTATCTGCATTGGCCACAATCAAATCGTTTCCGACTTGTAGACCATTCTTTACAATGAAGTTCTTGTTGATTGCGGTCATGGGTTTCCCTATCCACCCTACGGTTTTAGTTATTTATAAATGATATAAATATCTAGACATGTGGTAATTGATATTTAATCCATGGCTACGACTATCATATCCGGTCAATCATCAAACGGTTCAACACTTTTATATACTGCTCCTTCTCCTACTAGGATAGTCATTCTTTATATGGAGGGGGTTAGAACTGGGGCCCAGGCGGGTCAAGTTAGTCTATTCTGGGGACCGTCAGCATCTCTTCTCAGTCAATCAACAACTCTATGTAGAGCATTTGGCAGTAATATTGCATACCAAGTTCATTATGATGTTGATGATATTGGAACTTCATCTCATAATGTTTGGCTGGAAAACTTTGTCCCTACAAATAACCAAGAATCTACTGCAGAAGATACTTATATCGAACCTCTTCCGGTGGAATTATTGTTAGATACTGGGCATCAATTCTATGCTTTATGTGGCCCATATAACTGTATAGCACTCCCAGAACAAGGATGATTATCTAATTATGGCAAACGTTACTATTTTAAATGGTCAATCTTCTACTGTAGGTGGATCTGCTCTTTTTACCGCCTCTTCAAATACAAGATTATTGATTAGTTTTGCAAAAGCAAGCTCTGGAACTTTGACCCTTCGCTGGGGAAACTCAGTAAATTATAATCAGGTGTCAAGTGTTGATATGAATTCCATCGGAAGAAATTTGGCCAGAGTCTATATTTCTGATGCTGACACCGCCGGAAGCGGGGCATATGAAAGTTATAGAGTCACTAAAGGATTTCATGGAGCAGATAGCTATGCAGGACTATCTACAACAATGGCATATCCATTAGAAATTTATTTGAAATCTGGTGAAATTTTTGATATGACCTGTGGAATTTATTCGGTGATGGCAGTTTCGGAGTAATTATCTAATTATGGCAAACGTTACTATTTTAAATGGTCAATCTTCTACTGTAGGTGGATCTGCTCTTTTTACTGCAACAACAAATACTAGATTATTAATAGATTTTGCAAAAGCAAGCTCTGGAACTTTGACCCTTCGCTGGGGAAACTCAGTAAATTATAATCAGGTGTCAAGTGTTGATATGAGCGGAATAGGAAGAGGTCTATCAAGAGTTTATATAACAAATGATGATTCCAATCAAGTGTTTTTGGGCGGAAATTATGAAAGTTATAGAGTCACCAGAGGATTTCATGGAGCAGATAGTTATGCAGGACTATCTACAACAATGGCATATCCATTAGAAATTTATTTGAAATCTGGTGAAATTTTTGATATGACCTGTGGAATTTATTCGGTGATGGCTATTACGGAATAGACCCCCGAAGGGGTCTATGTATCACCCAATTTGAATCATAAATCCTCTGGTTGAATATGGGAATGTTCCACTAATGACGTTGAAGTTGATGCGATTATTTGCATCATCATAAACCACAGTAATACCGGTTTGAATACCAGTATTGATTGCAGATCCTGTCGCATCTTGCGCTCTTTCATCTGTGTAATATAGGTTAGATCCTTCTGGAAGTGAAGATGTGCTGGAGTTTGCCAAAATGTTATTCGGCGTAATCCAACCAAGAATTCCGGAAGATGATGTATAGAGTATACTATTTGCGCCGCCAACCTGAGTTGGAAGAGATAATGTGTATGCCGTTCCAACAACCGTGCTTGGAGCTTGTAGAGTGATTCTCTGTGTTCTATCAACAGTTGAGAATCTTATCGCACTTGTCACTCCAACAAGTCCGTTTACATCCAACCCAAGAGTATGAGTCGCTGCATATGTGGCAGAGGTAAGTATTCCCAATCTACCATTATTATCCATCTGCATCTTGATGTCATTGGTGGCACCAGTATGCGTTGTGCGAACTGTTATAGCATTTCCACTTCCAGTTCTATATCTCAAGTCTAAACCAGAATCTGGGGTATTTGTTCCAATACCAATATGCTTAGAAGTCGTGAATACAATTGGTGCAACATCACTTGCAGAAGATCCTGCTTGAAGAATCTTTCCACTACCGGAATTAACCAGATCAAGAGTGTTTCCATTAGCACCTTGATTTATTTTGAACAATGAAGTTGCTGTACTGCCAGTTAGATCTAGAATATTGCTAAAATATGTAAATGCTGTAACTTGGGAAAGATTTCCAGCAACATCATATGCAGCAATAGCATTTGGAGTTCCTGAAGGCGCAACTGGTGCTCCTCCAGCCTCAGTTGCTCTAAAGTTAATTGTTGCAATACCTGCGGAAACAGTAGCAGAAATTGTAACACCAGCACCAACAAAGTTGATCTGAGTGGCAATACCGGCGAAGACATTATTCGCAGTTGAAATTGCGACTCTTGAAGTTGCATCAATAGAAAGTGTCGTTACTCCAGAAACGCTTCCGCGTGCAGTAATTGACACGCCATTTCCAACAATATTGAGATTGGTTGTAAATCCAATATATGTTCCGTTACTTGAGACACCAACACCCTTAACATCTGCCGGGTTTACCCCAATATAACCATACTTCTCCCAAACATGTCCAGTTGTATAAATCCATCCAAGATATTGGTCAACTGTTGGGTTTTGAGTCCAAACAATATCACCAATGCTTCCTGGAGTAGTTGGAGTTGCAATTCCAACAGTGAGTTTTCTTGGGGTAGATGCCTCTCCTTGAATATAAAGTGATTTTACTTCAAGTCCAAGTGGAGATTTTGATGCAACTCTGCTATTGAAAATAACTGGACCATCAAATTTAGAGAGCGAGTCTTTGTCTACACCTCCACTTACTGATAGTCCCTCATCAATTGAAATTCTATCAAAGTTGTCTACAGAATATCCAATATCTTTAGAATTCTTTTTGAGTTGAGACGCACTGGTAATTTGAACAGGAACTCTTACTTTTTGAACTTCACCTGTTGATGCATCAATTTTTGATCCACCAACAAATACATCACCATCTTGATTTGTTCCTGAGAATAGTGTGGTTCCTCCATTACCATCAATGCTATATGCATTTAGCAATTCTTCACCATTCAATTGTCTTGATTGATAATCAAATTTACCTGTGGAATAGTTTCCTGGACCGAAACCAACGTGTTCAAAGTAATGTCCAGCTGCCCGGATTAAAGAACTCTTGCGCAATTCAATTGGAATTGGGGTAATTCTTCTCAGAACAGAACTTGCCGAATGACTAGCCGCACTAGTGCCCAACAGTCCTCTAAATGCCATCACAGTATTGCTTGTTACAACCTGCTTTACTCTGAATATTTCAGAATCAATTAAGAAGTAATCACCAATTCTCAGTCCACAATTAACAGCTCCCGATACTGTAATACCACCGCTTTCCGTATTATCCGTTGAGAGTATTGGTGCTAATATACAAGTTGTTAATCCAGCATAAGAAACAACTAATCTACCACTAGTAGCTTCTACATCATACTTAATTCCTCCACCATATGATGATAATAAGTGTGCATATGATTCAATGGTTCCACCAACAATCGGATAATTTGTTCCAATTCCAAGAGATACTTTTGCTGTGGTTAATCCTACAACATCTGTTACGATTACATCTTTATTGTAGAAACTAGAACTTGCGCCACCAAATCTAATTTTGGTTCCAACTTTATATCCATGTGCTGTATTAAATCCAACAGTTGCAATGCCGGTTGTATAATCATAATTTATTGTTGAAATGCCAACCACCTTTCCTGCAACAAATGCCTGTGCAGTGGCAGTTACTACGTTTCCAATTCCGGTTGAGAGTGGTGATATTAAAGCAGTAGATGCTTGAACCTCAATTTGCTTCGTATTTCCAGCACTAATGCCAGTGATTTTATATAGATTATTGAGATGATTTGTTGTGATGCTTGAGATCCCGGAAATGATTAAAGTTTCTCCAACAGCATTCTCAATTCCCTCAACACGAACTACTGGATAATTTGCCGATGTCCATCCAACAGCAGTAGTAATTCCAGAAGTAATTCTAAGAGTATTTCCAATGCCATAGGCACTGCCATTATCCATAATTCTAATTGAACTTATGGATCCGGAAGCCACTGTCAGTCTGGCCGTAGCATGATTTCCTGTTATAGACGATCCAATCGCAGATAGTGGAACATTATAATATTCACCATCAGTATAATTTGCTCCGGGAGAAACAATACTCAGATTTGAAACACCATTTAATCTATGATCAATTGTTGTATATACAGTATGTGCCAATCCAGTTGGAGATGATTTGAATTCAGTAATTCCTACTCCCAAATTGGTATCATATAGGGATTTAGATACTGATTCTTTAGTTAAACTGTATTTTGAATCATTTACAACAACTCGACCGATATTATTAGATTCTGCAAATGACACAGTTGATGTTGGATCGGAATTCCTATTATCACGATCAATTAGTGGATATAGGTAAGTTGTATCCTGAGAGAATTTTTCTGCGGAAAAATAATTATCAGTTGGAGATACGCTAGAATTTACAATAGTTATGTGATAAATTCCATCCTTAACTCCACTTTCATACTCTTGAATTGTTTCAATCTCATAAATTTTATGCGTTAAGCTAAAATCAGTTCTCTTATAATATGGTAATTGTGCGTTTCTGACGGAATTATTATTTGTATATACTCCAGGATTTTCTGCCAGAGCATAGCTAAATTGCTTGGCATTGCCAATGCTTGCTACGGTATAATTTCCATTAAATCCAGAGGTTGCTGATCCAACTGTATTATTGGTACTTGTTACATTTATTATCTGAACCTTTGATCCCAATGTTAGGTTATGTGGAAGTTCAGTGACGATAGTTGCAACATTAGTGGACCAGGATGCATTAGAAATGACGCGGGTATTTCTTAGGTCGGTGGAATTTGTAAGTGCTGATGAATTTGATGCGTTCCACTGAACGCTCATTTCCGAAGTTGATCCAATTGAAGTGTTTGATTCCTGAACAACAAAATCGCGAGATGGAGGAGATGCGTTCAAAGATTCCTTGGGAATTATATAACGAATTTGATATATTGTGTCAACTTCAGATCTTTGATCCGGATCTCTAGTTACATAACTATATGATGTTTGATTTGATCCAAAGTTTCCGATAGCAGAATAAATTCTATTTTCTGTGGATGCTGCGGAAACATTTACATACCATTGATTATTTGTACTGTCCCATTGAATTGGATGTCCAATATCACCACTTTGTTTATCTGATACTCTACTTTCAACTAATAATAGTCCACCTTTATTATTAATTACAATATCGGTTCCGGTAAGAGCATCGTCTAAAGTTTTTGCAACTTTAAGTTGATTTGCGGATACTCCAGAAACAATTGCATAATAAATTCTATCACTCTCCAATCCATCGGGAATTTCTCCAGTCACCCCAATAAGTCTAATTTTTTCGCCATCAAGTAATGTGTGATTGGTTGTAAGAGTAATGGTATTGCTTGAGATTACATTACCAGTTCCAGTTCTGGATACAATAAACGACTTTTTGGATGAAATTTCCGCACCAGATCCTTGAGTATTCGGCATCACGATTCTTGCCGAATATGTTGTGGTAATCCCACTAGGATCTGATAGATTTACATACAAAGTATCATTTTCTTTTGCACCCAATCTATATCCATCAACTATGTGTGCTGGTGGATATGATTGTGATGTTTGTTGAGCAAGATATAATCTACTAGTAATCCCGATGGAAACAATCTTGGATTTATCTAGACTATCAAATTTAATTGATACAGGAGAAGCAGTTTCCTCTTTGGGGGCGATCACGTGTGATACATATCCAAGATCATTTCTTGAATACGCTTCACTTCTATATCCTTTGGAAACTAATGACCTAGCTCCAAATTTTGACGCAACATTAATGAGAGAAATGTCGGATCCAGATTCTGATAAAAATTGTTGTGCATATCCAATAACTCTACTATTTGTTATGGAAATTTCTGCATCATTCTTTGCGTTAGCAAAGAAATTGACATAATCCGGTTTGTATTTTGAATTAATATTTGAATGTAGATTTTTGATTGATCCTGTTATGTCATTATATGTTCCATTTGTTGCATTATAAATGATGAATGCATTATCATCATTTTGAAGAGAGATTGCATTACAATTATGAACTTCAATTGACTTAAATCCGTTTATAACTTCTCCATCAGCACAGATGGCACTCATCCCATAGGATGATCGGAACGCGCAATTATGAATTTCCGGAGATGTTGTAACTGTGGAATCTACCGAAACATTTGCTGTTGCGCTTCCAATTTCTGCTACAGATGGTGCCGCATTGATGGGAGCATTACTTGCGGTATATTTAAATGTTGTTGAGTTTACAACCGCAGTGACAACATATTGTCCATCATATCCAGAAACATTAATTCCACTAATTTCAATTAAAGTATCAATTGCGATATCATCAAATGATGCTTTAGTAACGACTGTAATCTCAGTCGTTGGCGTTACACCATCTCCAGCATAAATGTCATCGATACTATATGTAGATCCAAGAGAACCAATAATTTTGTATTCATCAACAATTGCTTCAATGTCAACCGTGGATGGATAATCTGGGCTAATAGACCTCTGACTACTGTTTCCATAAACGATGGATAGTTTTTGATAATATCCATCAAGATCGGTTCTACTTGTTTTATATGTTAAGAAATTATCTGAAATGTTAATAGTATTAACGCCATCAACATATTCAAATGCACATAGTTTGTGATGAGAAAAATTAGGAATTGCGGAATTTGATGTATAATCAAGATAAGCACTTCCTTGTGGGTCTGCATCAAGAATAGTTATATTCGAAATGTGAGATGATCCGGTTAAACGGAAAATTGCGGATCTTTCAACATTAGCATTTTCTGGATTTGGAACATATTTTGGTCTAATTATAGTCTTCTTCTCATCTAAACCAATAATAGATGTTCCACGTGGAACAATAACGCCCCCATAAAAACTATTCATTTTATAGAGAGCATTATTGCTACTATTAATAGCAAATGAAGTAACTAGATCCCATTCATAAAGATCAGTTACGGTAGTTCCTATTCTGGTTTTGAATGTGGAACCATCTGGAAAATAACCTGGGCGATTGTCAATCGTATGAACACCCGGAAACACCAGAACGGTGGTTTTTGAAAATCTATCGTTATTTACACCTCTCTGATAAGAAAATCTTGCGGCTTCAATTAGAGCCCTTTGAATTGTCTTAAAAGGTCTGGTTAGGGAATTACCCTGATTGTCAACACTATCGCTAGAATCCAAGCTGCTAGGATCAACGTATAGGATTGTGCCAGTAGTTGATTTCAGAAAATTATCTAATCTGGAGAGACCCATTTTATTAAATCTTATAGTTTCCGTTATGGATTATTTATCATACAACAAAACCTCCCGTAGGAGGTTTTGAAGTCACACTTTTTGGGTCACTAGCGAATTAGTATCGCATTTACCTATTTATCATGTTTTAAGAACGCGAATCAATACATCTGCACCTTCCATTGTGTGGTCTACCCAGAAAGTAGTGCCACAATAGGTGTCGTCGCGGTGAATTTCAGTGTAATTTTCAGGAACGTTTACGATATTATAACCGTAAATATTTTTAATAACTCTTCCGGTCCTGTCACTATCATGACAAGCAACAATTCCAGCATGTCCAAATGCTAAATTCACAATATCTCCACGATTATGAATTCCCGGATCGACAAAAATCACATCATATTCTCTTTCTGTCATAAAAGGAACGACTAGATTCTCAAGAACTGGAAGATATGAAAGATCTTCTAATGGATATTGGCGATCAATAGCGTCCTGATTTGCTTTTTGAATTTCATCAGGAATGTTGACATAATGAAGCGTCCAGTTTTCGTAATCCTTTAGATGTTCCTTGGTTTGATTCGTCCACTGCAGATTATAATCTCCGGTGGAAAGTTCAACTGAGGTTACGTGACCAGCATGATCGCAAAGAAATTCTGTTCCCACCCCAAGACCAAATTCCAGAAAATTGTCAATCTCAACCGTTTTGAAGAGGCGGTCAAAATATTGCACCCAATCTTGGGCACATGTTAAATTATATTTTTTCATTAAATTTAAAGAATAATCGAAGTGTTTTTTTCGTGCAGTTCATTCACGATATTATATATCGCCGCAGTGGCATCAGTGAGATGTTCATGACTTCCACTATTCATTTCCCGCGCCGCCCCAACATCATATACTAAAGTCCATCTCCATCTCTTTATATTTTCACTCCACCACATATTGATTTTAACGTTCATGATGCTTTTGCGTGTTGTAACTTAACCCAATTCAGAAGATTTTGATACTCTGTCTTTTCTTGTGGATCTTTAACCCAAGAAGAATAGTATTCAAGTGCTCTAATTGTAAGTTCACGATCGCGTTGAGAAATCAAAGACATTTTACACCTCCAATAAAAATTAATATGAGTCTGGAAGACATTCTGGATTAATTACATTCACCTCATAAAAACATGGATGACATTCTTCTTGAATTAGATAATTTGACCCACGAAATAAATCCTCTGCTTCGAAAGATCGCTCTTGATTTGCTATTTTAATTACTTCGGGATCATTCCAATACTCCTCATCAAGATCATCAAATGTAAATGGAACCGTATTTAAAAAATACATCAGAACAAGTTGAGTTTTGTTGTTATACCAACAAAATTTTTGCTCTATGTAGTATTCCATTTCCATAATTCATACCGGATGATCTTAAGTGCGAGAGAGGGGAATCGAACCCCTACGTCTTTCGACACTGCGTTCTAAGCGCAGCGTGGCTACCGTTACACCACTCTCGCTTACTCATCTCTATATATCAATTCAAGTTGAGTTCCATGCTCTTTATATGTAACTGGATGATACTTCAAGAACTCCCTAAACGTCATTTTCATTTCTTTGATTGTCATTCCACAATGTTCTGCTGCTTTTGGCAAATTCCATTTTGCTGCAAATAATGCTCGATTTGCCTCGTTGACATTTTGGGGAGTTGTCTTGTTTGCCATAATTATTGTTGGAGAACCGGAGGTTCAGCGAAGATAATATCATCTTCCTGAACAGAATTGCGAATAGTATATAGAACATTTAGAAACTCATCAACTGTTTCACAAACAACAGTCTTTTCACTTCCCCGATTGGAATAAATCCTAATAGTCCTACTTGCAGTATCTACGACGCATCGTGTAAGATACTCTTCATCATGCTCTTGAAATTTTTCGCTCATGGGGAGTTGGATTTCCTGACTACCCTAATAGTATAGGGTGCTTGGGGGAGGAAGTCAAGGTGAGTGGACAGTTTTTCAACCGGCACATTATGCTAGTGTCAGAGTCGCACTTCCAGTTCCAGTCACAGTAAATGTGAGTGTTGTTCCAGAAACTGTGATTAGAACAGGACTTCCACTATCACTTCTAAATCCACCCGATGCAATTACCTCTCCAGTAGAAAGAATATTGCTTGATGGGTTGTATAGAATGCCGGCATCGGTCCAAATACTTTCTGCGGTGGCATTTGTATTGTTAGTATCTACAAAGGCTAGATAATATGTTCCATTGGTTGATTGGGATTGTGTTAATACCTGAGATGCTGCTCCAGTAACGTTATTTGCAACTAAAGTATTTGTGCTGGGATTAAATGTCAATCCCCCATCATCAACTTGAAGTGCTTTATTCGCATTTCCACCTCCACTAACATCAAGAAAGACAACGTTGTATGCCACATTATCATCTTCTGATTCATCAACGTATACTGTAGATGCATCTCCTGCGGATACTCCAGTCAATGCACTACCATTCCCTGAGAAAAATCCTGCAGTTAGTGTATTAGTTGATGGATTATAAGCCAATCCAGCATCTGTCCAAAGACTTTCTGCGGTGGCAGATCCGTTATTGGTGTCTACAAATGTTGGATAAAATGCGCCGTTAGTTGCGTTGGATTGTGTTTTAACCTGATCTGCTCCTCCCTGAAGAGATGCTGCAATGGTCCCAACGGTTAAAACATCAGTTGATGGATTATATTTAAAATTGGAATTTGTATAGAATTGTTCTCCAGAATTACCAACGTTATTTGTATCAACCCATGTTGGATAATATACTCCAGCAACATCAGTTGAAATCGTTCTTGTTTTGTCGGCAATTCCAGTTAAATTGCCAACAAAATCTGGTGCAGTGACTGTGCTAGTAAATTCTCCTTGTCCGCGCACCATTAGAGCTTTGGTTGGAGTAACATCGGTATTAACTCCAAGATATCCTTTTGCAATTAAAACATTATCATCGTCTAAAAATCTTACCGCATCAGTAGTTGATCCAGAATTGTTGAAATTTAAATCTCCGTCAGCATTTACGATGACATACCATCCTTCTGTTCCAACTTGCTCTTCCAAATATAAAGCTGCTTGTGTTGTAGTTCCATTATTTGGTAGGGTTTTAACTGCCAATGCACCTTTATTCGATGGTGAAGTTGACACATCTCCAATTGTTAGAGTTGCAACAGAAGTATTGGTTCCAATTCCAACCTGAGTTGTGGCAATCAGATAATCAGAATAAATTTGATCCCATCTTCTACTTGATGATCCAATGTCATATGTGCTTGTTGCGTTTGGAATTAGATTGGATGTAAATTCTCCCAGAACTTCTACATTATCTGTATCCACTCTTCCAACAGTAACAGTTCCTCCACCAAGACTCACGTTCCCGGTTGCATTTATAGCAGTAGTTCCGTTTGCAGTAATAGCAGTAGTTCCACTTGCCCAAACACCGGAAGTGCCTCCTACTGCAACGATTGCGGATGATGTTCCAGTTGCCTTAATGGCAGTGGTTCCGTTTGCAGTAATAGCAGTAGTTCCACTTGCCCAAACACCGGAAGTGCCTCCTACACCAACAATGGCAGATGTTCCTTCTGATCTCAACGCAGTTCCAACGCCAGTATGAGTGATATTGACGATTGAACGATGAGTATAATCACCAGATACTTCTAATCCCTGATAAGTTCCAACTCCCGTAATAATGATCTGAACATTTGGATCGGGTGGAAATTCTGGTGGTGGTTCTGCAGTAAAGTATGATGAACTAATATCATCCTCAATATCCGGGTATACTTCGCCAACTGGTATTGGCCTAATATATTGTTCTTCCATTTATTTCACTCCTTTTCATTACGAACGTCATAGTGATATCCAACGATTGAACGTTGTGAATTATCTCCTGGATAATCTTCAATAGTTCCTTCGTATTCTGGAATTAACTTCTCAGTATCTATTCTTTCACCAAAGATGTGGTAGAAACAGTTTATTGGAATACCACCTTTTGCTTGAAGATATACTTTATTATCACCAATTCTCTTTACAATTACATCCTGATGTGCTCCAATTGGAGTTAAAGAAACCGTAATTGATTGTGGATCAACAAGATTTGTCCAATATTCCGGTAGATCAATCTCAGTTTTATTAACAACCTTTCCTCTTACATATACAGCAGCCTCTGGACCTTCTACACAACTATGAGCAAGTCTCCAACCTTCCTTGGTTGGGTGTGGAATATCAAAGTTTTTCTTTGCAGCAAGAACATGCCCCCCACAATGGGACATTACATGCCCCTGAGCAATAATATTTCCACCAGCTCTAATGTTCTTTCCGGCAACAATATTGCGATTCACATCAAGATTCTGAAAAATGCACGCATCTCCAATTACCGCCAAGGAATATGGAGAATTATTTACGGGCCCACATGCATTAATAAATCCAGGAATCACAGCAGGAGGAGAGTCGCCATTTTTCATGGGCCCAATCATACATGATGCCCAAATACCGGGGAATGCCTTATCAGATCCAACTGTCATTGGAGATTCTATGTAAGCACTTCCACGAATTTTGGTTGGTCCCAATCCAAGTGGCAAATGATATCCTTCACCAACAACAAATTGGTGAGAAACACATAAATCATCTAATTGAAATGCCATTATTATTAAGTATAAAGTGACTTCTTATCGAATTCTCTTGTTGAAGGATTGAATTCTTTGTTATTTTTGGTTGCAGATGCCGCAGTCAACCCATTCATAAAATTACTTACCAAGTGTAGGGAAGTATTTGCGACCAAATTCATGGTCTTTGGAGTAAAAATACGAGCACCAACGTTTGCTTGAACATCAAACGTTCCAGTCTTCATATTTATAGATTGATTCGAATCCAGATTAATGGATCCCTTCTTGTTGTTTGGACCATCTGCTCTAATATCTACATCCAAGGCACTCAGACGAATTCTTCCCTTTGGTGCTCTGATTACAACATCACCAGTTTCGCACATCAGAAAGTATCCAATTCCCTTCTCAGAATTAACTGTTCCAGCATTATCTGTGGCGCATTGAATGCCATAAACACTTGGACATCTACTTAATGTCCACCCTTGTCGTGGGCCATCATTGTCAAGGGACACATAGTGCCTTGAGTCAAATGCTTGGAGCATTACTCCAGATGTAACATCTGCTTTAAGTTTTCGAGATGGATCGCCAAGATGAAGATGACCAAATTCAATTTGACCATGACGATTTCCGTACTTCAACCCCTCTTCATTTTCTTTAGCCCCGCCACCGTGGCGGTTTCTATTGATTAGTTGTCCTGCCATGAATTACCTGCGTTCATTACTAGTTATTTGGTATTATTTTACCTGTACTATTTGTGATCACCTTGCCAACACAATCAACAACGTGAAGTAGTTGAACATCCTCTGGCAATCTATCATCATCTTCTGCAATATCTCCAACTCTAATTATATCAAAAAGTGGAGTTAATATTGCGTTCACTCCCTGAGATGATCTCACAGAAATATTCGGCCACTCTGTAAATCCTATTCCTGGATTTACTACGTTTACAGATTCAACTCTTCCAACACTATCAAATACTGGCTCAAGAACAGCTCCATTATCAGGAACGATGGTAATTGTATCTCCGGGTTGATAATTTACACCTGGATTTGTTACAATGACTTGACCTATTGTAAGGACTACTGGATAAGTTCCTGAAGAAGATGGTCCGGGGACAAATGTTCCTCCAGGAGGTATTACTGTTACGCCAGTGCCAATACCAGGAATGCTAGGAGGTATTACTGTTGTGCCAATGCCAATAATAGGTGGAGTTGGGGTTGTAATTGAACCACCAACATCTACGGGGATTGGGAATAATGGTCCCTGTCCAGTAATTATGCCAGCGACATTTCCATCATTATCATAAATTTCCACCTGAGTATTTGGTGGAGCTGCAATTGTATCTCCGGGGCGAACGGGAACCACACTAAGTGGTGGAAGGACATTATATCCATCAATATCATTTCCAACAATCGTATCTACCGACGTTGCATAAACCGCTCCATTTGCACCAACATCTCCATCTGGGGCAGGTAAATATGCAATACCGGGATCAAGAATTAGAACCCCACTAACAGAATACTCTTGTTCAGACTCGGAATCATTAGTTGTGAATACATTCAGGTCGGAAATAATTCCACTATCAACGAAACTACCAATCTCCCCATTTGGAGACTGTTGTATATTCTGATCGGCATATCCAGGAAGTCCACCTAGACCAGTATTTGTTCCGGGTGTTACTGGATATTCACCATCGGGTGGCGCAGAAGATGGTGCATCTGCCGGTGTATCAGACGTGTCAGTTGTTCCAGCTGGATCTGGTGGGAAAATTTGTCCCTCTCTGTATCCAGGATCATCAACTCTTCTATCGGTCGGTTTTGGTTGGGATCCAGTTGGAGTAATCAATACTACTGTATTAGCCCCATTTCCTTTACCACAGTGATCCATAAGAGTTGCGGATGGCGGTTGAGTATATCCCTCACCACCAGATACCATATCAACAGCAAGTAAAGATCCTGATGGACTGATTACTGCATTTCCTTTAGCGCCTTTACCGTTGCCTGTGAAGTTTACCGCTGGAGGTCCACATGGTTTAGCATTGCTATCGCAACCACCTCCGCCGCCACCGCCGCCTCCTCCACCGCCGCCACCGGAAGAGAGACTATTTGCAAGATCTCCAAGGTTTGCTCTAACCTCATCTGCCTTTTCCTTTGGACCGTACCAGAAACTCCACTGGTCGTTCATGGTACAATCAAGCTTCTCATCACACGAAAGAAAATTGAGAAGTCCCCAAAGAATGCTGAGGATGTCCATAGGACCACCCTTTACACTAATTTTCTGTCCAGATGCTGCTTCAATCTTTTTAATTACTGATTTTATTTTATTTGCAATTGGACCAATAATGTTGCCAAAAACACCTCCTGCCATTTCTTCAGCGGCACACATCGGAGCATCAATTAATTTATCAACTGCTTTTTGAAGTATTCCTTTGACAAGATCCAATAATCCTGCAATTAATTTATTAAACAAGCATTGCAACCCATCTTGCTGCTGCTCTACAACTCGATTGAATTTGGCTCTTTGATTTGGAATTACAAAGTTTACAATTTGTTTAATTCCCTCATCAACGATATTGTTTGTATAACCACGGATTTTATCGATCATGGTTTTGATCAACTCTGCAATGAATGCAGTAGCGGTTCCAATTAAAGATGGTATTGAACTCTGCAAATCGGATGCTGCACCAAAGAAACTACTTGCTTCGGATCTAATCTGATTTACTAGCTTTAACAGATTTCTAAGTGCTCTTTGAATGCCCGCCATTTCTCCATTTGGTCCGTCACATTCTCTTGTTTTTGGAACATAGTGAGAATATGCCCCATCTTTAAGTTGATCAACGTGAGCAACTCTACTAACAAAAGGATGTGGACTTTCTTCTAATGGAGGTGTTCCTTTTGATGGACCCTCTAAAAGTAGATTTTTGGTTGATGCTGTTTTTGTTTCCTTCAATCCAATGTAACCGGTTCTGGGAATATATCCTTCATCGGGATCTCCTCCAAACAGTCTTGTTTGGGATTGATTTCCAAGAACTCCCATAATAATAGGCTCTGTGGCATCAATTCCATCCTTATAAAAACCAATTACATAATTTCCCTGACGCAAATTAGGAGTTTGAGTAGAACCAGTATGCCCGCTCCCCCCCGTAGTTGGGAACATAACTTCCGCCATCGGAAGTTGATCGTCTTCGGTGTCTTGATACTTCTCTTTGGTGTCTCTACCAAAAATTCGCACCTTGTATCGATATCCCCATCCAGCCTCATCATCACGTTTGTGAATTTTGTGTGAGTGATTGTCTACCCAATTTTTTTCGTCAACAATCTGCCCCATCCACCAATGGAATTCAGATGTTCCGGAGAATTCTCCATTAAAAAGATTTGCTGTCATTTAGATTACATCAGTCTTCGTAAATACGACACTCTAGAGCATCTGGATGGGAGTCGCAGAACAATTCCAAATTTGTTGGATCATGATCATCATCTGGATGATTTACTTGATATCTTTCTAAACAATCAAGTTCATCTTCAATGTGACGACGACGTTGAGCACTAATCCTTGGATCATCCAATTCATCGCGATCATCATTAATATGTTGCTGTAAAGATCTTTCTGTCATGATTTCATTCCTCATTTTCGACCAAGTGATTCTCTTACAAGATGTAATGATGTGTAAGAGCTGTTTTTGCTGATTCGGTGTCCGATATCTACTATCATATATATACCACCTTTGTTCTTACTTACATCTTGATTCTCTTTATTTGACACTTCTGGAAAATCTGCAAAAACCAAATCTCCAGCATGTAATCCAAAATCTGCAGGAATCGTAATAGTCATCTTGGTGTTAAAGAGATTATTATATCTTGCGGAAGACTGACGTAAGATCTCATTCACATCAAAATTAACTTCTCCTTTTGAGTGTTTGAGTTGTTCCTTTAAAGTTTGTCCAACTGGAAGAACTCCAGTGTCATCAAATTTTGTATATACCTTTGTTATTTCTTGATGAATCTCCTCACCGATATTTGGTCTATAAATTCCACCAATATTCTGCTCTTGAAACTGATTTTTTGTATCAAATTCAGTTTCTCTATAAGCATTGCTAAATGGCTCAAATCCCTTTAATTCTTGCTTCATAAGTGAACCAATCTTAAGAGACCTTTCAATATCAATTCCACTATCAAAATGATAGTTTAAAATTTTTGCATTGTATCCAGGAGGAAGTTCCGTTGATGATGTACTGATAAGTCTTCTCTTTGGACCAACTGTGAATAACTTATCAATCGATCTGAATTGATATCCACCAACGCCATTTCCATCTTGAGCAACCTCATAGAAGAAATATCCAGCAAGATTGTTCAAAGCATTTGGCATATCGGGAACAGTTCTTTTTGCCAGCCACGGAATAATATAAAACGGTTTCTGACTATATCCCAGAAAGTTAAAATCATTTAATCCTGGATCTACTGTAACATTCTTCGGAGTCTTTAAAACCTCCCTCAAAATTTTATTCACATTATCTGGAATTTTCCCATCATAACGTTTAGTGACTCTTGTTTTTTGCAATTCGTTTTGAATGGATTCTGGGGAAAAGAAATCAATCGTATAAACACTCTTTCTTGCATGTTCAGAAATTGCCCTCATTTCTTTTACGGCCAGCGCATAATCTCCTTGGAACATCAATTTGTTTCCATAAGAATCCTCAACGGCAAGTTCTGTTTTTTCTCCAGAAGTTAAGTTCAATGTAAAGGTGTTGCCATGATCCTGTGTCATGGCAGCATTACCCTCACTCGAAGAATACCCAGTATCGGCAATAGTTGCAGATGTTCTTACTGAGGTGTCCAATAGACTTTCATATATGCCCAACTCAGCAATACCACCAGAAACTTCTGTAGTCTTCCCTGTATAATTTGATGTGATTTCAAACTGGGTTATATTAGCTTCCCCACCTTGAGCATGGATGTTATTCGGCATTTTTAATGTCTACTCAAACTATTACGTTTATATGTTTTATTTAATCCAGCACCACCCGCGCCACGTGCGGCACCATGACCAAAACTTGTAGTTCCTGATGGCATCTGCATAGGAATAAAGTTGTCAATAATGATTGGTTGTATCATTACTTGAGGATCTGCTTTCTCATATGATGCTTTAGATTTTAGTGAATCAAAATCATTTCTGGAAGGAGTTGGGGCAATTCTTCCACCTTCTTCCTTACCAACCCAACCGCGTGGATCATACCAAGCCCGTTTTGGTGCTGGTTTTGCTGCTGGTTTTGCTGCTGGTTTTGTCGCTGGTTTTGCTGCTGGTTTTGTCGCTGCACCTGCCGCTGGCTTTGCCGCTGGTTTTACTGCGGGAGCCGCAGCAGCTTTTGGTGCAAAAAATTCAGATATTTTTGAAAGTATGTTTCCAGAGGAATCTCTCTTTGGAGACCACTTTGCTCCATCCCAAACTACCGGTTTCCCGTTAAGTACCGCTGATTGACCTACTTTTCTTTGTGCTGTAGATGCTGGACTTGTGCCAGGAGTTCCTGCAACCCAAGTTTTAGTCTTTGAGTCCCAAACTTTAGTAGATCCATCCGCACTTGTTATTTGTCCGGAGATTGCTTGCTTGACAATTCTCTCTACCGCTCTGGATTTTTCATAATCATTCTTTCCTATTGCACCACTACCAAATTGGTACCAAGGAACGTCAAATGCTACACCATCGGAAGCATCTTCATAAGTTGGATCATGTCCATGTCTTCCGAAGTGTCCACCTCTTGCACTGTGATCACCAACTCTACCATAACCCTCAAATTCAGTCACATCATATCCAGCTGCTTTGAGTGCTTTGTATGCGGCAATCGCAGTTTCTCTATTGGTGAATGAGAAGTGATCATGAGCATTGCCTTGAGTGCCGTGGCCACTATAATCATATCCGGGTCTATTTGGATCCCCGTGAAGGTGTTGGGATATACCCCCTAATGGTTTTCCTGGCGGTCTAGATGCTGTTACAGGAGCTCCTGCTTTGCCTTGTGCTCTAGAGAATTTAATAGGATCCTTTCTTGCTGCCTCAATAATTCTTCTTTCTTCTGCTGTTGCATGATCTGCTGGACCAATCCATGCACCAATTCCAGCTTCCTTCATATACTGAAGTGCAAGTAAATCTTGAACTTCTTTAGTGAACTTGGCGTCTTTAGGTATACCTGCTCTCTGAACTACTCCAGGAAGAGTTCCACCAATAAACTGATATCTACCCACAGCATGTAACCTTCCTCTCTTAATCCATTCTGCGTCAGACATGCTACTTGGTGCTTGCAGCGCCATAATTTCGGCAATTGTCATATCGGTGAGTGCTCTTCCACCGTGCTGATCCATTTTGCGGAAGTCTCCAGCAAAGCCCTTAACCCCTCTTCCACCAGCAACGCCAATCTGATTCACTGCATTATATCCACCAGAGCTGGCCGATTCATATTTTGAAAGAATATCAAGGGCCTTTTTCTGATTTTGCGACATCGTAACATTAACATTTCCTCCACCACCTCCACCAGATGCTGGTGCAGCACCTGGCACACCGGGAGCTTTTGGTTGTGTCGGTTGTATACTTCCGGGAGATGATCCTCCACTCCCCGGTTTTGGTTTTCCTACATCACCTTCACCTGAACCGGGAGCACCACGACTACCTTCCCATTCACCAGTTCTTTCTGCTCCACTTCTAACACCTTTTTTGCTAGACTCGGTTTGAATATTTCGAATTGCAATTGCAGATTCAATACCGATAGCATGTTTAAATGCTTTACCTAAGGATTCTCCAAGAGAATTATTATCCGAAAATCTTGTGGATTCAGTTACAACTCCTCCAGATGCATATGCCGAAACAATCTGCCTCAAAGCCTCAGTCGTAGACCTTTCTCCAGCAGACTGAATAATAGCAGCAATCGATTCACCCAGCTGGTTATAAACCATGTCATGTGGTTTTTGACCGAGGGCGATGTCAATCGATGCTCCCATGATTCCACCAACCACAGGAATCTTCTTCAGAATGTCTGAAGTGTCTGTAAGTGCTTTATATGGATTTCCTCTTTTTCCTTTCTCTTTAGATTGCTCATCCATACCAAGAATTCTCTTGGCCCATCCAAGAACTCCACCAGCACCTGCTTCGCCACTACCATCAGGAGAATCCGTATCTGGGAAGAGTCTTTGAATGATATTCTTTCCACCAATATCCTTTCCGGGTTCAGTTCTCTGCTTCTGCTGAGTTTTTGAATTGACCTTTAAGCGTCTTCTTCTTGTTACTGTTTTTGTAGTTGAACGTGCGGGTTTTGCAGAAATATTTCCACCAGTTGCCTTTTTCTGTGGCTTATTCTGTGACGCCTTTTCAAAAATCATATCATAAAGAGTTGTTCCGATGGCATCACCAACGAAACCACCAATCACAGAACCGATAAGTGCTCCAGCGCCTCCAGCAAGTAAGTTTCCGATAATTGGAACAACAGATCCAGCAATAGTGCCAATTGCGCCACCCAGAATACCACCCAGTGCCTGTCCAGCAGCAACACCAGCAGCACCCGCAGCTGCTCTTCCAGGAGAATCACCGAAGATTAATGTACGAATAGCAAAGTCAATAATTGGACCGATAAACGGTACAAATTTTGAACCAACTCTACTTGCACCCTTAGCGACTGTCCTTCTTGCGCCGCTCTCAGCAGCCGTTGCAACACCTCCTCCAATTCCCCTTGCAACACCCCCTCTGGGCATTCCTGGTGCAGGCGGTCTAACTTGTGGTGCGCCCGGTCTTGCGGCAGGTCCACCCGGTCTGCTGGGTCTTGCACCGGGTGCTGGGGGTCTTGCTCCAGGTCTTGCGCCAGGAGCTGGGGGTCTTGTGCCAGGTCTACTTCCAGGAGCTGCGCCTCTCTTTCCTTTTCCACCTCCACCTAATCCAAAGTCGGGCATCATACCTGCCGAAGCAAGCAACATTCCGACGATGAGTGCAGTATTTAAGAATGTGGTCAGACCTCCTGTGAAGGAATCAAAGATCTTTACTCCAAAGTCCCCACCAAGAAACTTCGCAGTTCCTCTAATTGTATCATGAACCTTAAATCCAAGGTCTACAAAAAATACAAATCCCTCAAATAAGAATCCAACAAGTGATGTGAAAATCTTTGCGATTGGATCTAATACCTTTCCAAATGTTTTAATGAGAGGAGGAATAATATCCTTAGTGCTATTGAAGATCGCTCCAAGAAATGTGTATAGGAAAAATCTGTAAATGGCATCAATAATATTACCACCCACAACCTTTCTAAGAAGTTTGGGCCCGTTGAATTTACTCTCAGCCTTATCTGCTTCTAATTCTGCTTCTTTATTCTGCCGGTCTGCAGACACCAGAAGTTTTCTCTCTCGCTCCGCACGTCTCGCTTTAAAGGTCTCAGAAGACATTAATAAATTGGAAATATTTCCTACAAGACCTTCTACTCTGTTTACTTCTTTTACATGAACTTCATCAATATCATCTTTATCAGTATCAGAATTATCTCTTTGCGTTGGAGATAGAGATTTTGTAATTGGAGTATATTTCTTCGGATCAAAAGTTGTAGTCCTCTTTACAATTCCAGCAGTTTTGTTTGCTTGAGGTAATAGCTTTGATACATCTATTTTTGCCATTTGTTATTACCCCACAATTCCGTAGATTTCACAAAGTCTACTTCTTTCTGGTATTCCAGAACCAGCAGCTGCAGAGAATATGGGCACCTCAGAACCAGTAGTATCCATCGCTTCCATTTGTCCAAGTGGTCCAGACATAGCGGATTGTCTAATCGCTGGAAGTGACATGTTGTTTTCTGAATTCTTTACCGGTGGTCCGGGCACATTTCTATTTACCTGATTACTAATTTGTGCCAAATTTGAACGGCGACCATCTTTTGCCGGAGCAGAATGTGGATCAAACTGAGCGACCAAATTATCAACAGCATCAAGACCACCATGCTCAACAAATCTCTTAGTAAAGATATAATGATTTTCTCCTGGTTGAAGGGCAACCAATTGCCTATCTGCGGTTGCTCCAGGAATATTCATACCTGTATTTTCGGTGATCATAGAACCACCGTGCTGCTTTCCTACCCATCCACGTGGATCATACCAGGATCTTTGTGGTGCAGCTGCTGGTTTGGGAGCAGCTGCAGCAGGTTTGGCAGCAGGTCTGGCAGCAGGAGTGGCAGGTCTATTCAATAACCTTTGGACCCAATTTCTCTTTGGTGCTTGTGGTTGTGTTGGCACAATACTTGGGGGTTTATTGAAATCTACATTATGAGTTTTGATTCCCTGAAGATTTTTTTGTGTCACATCTAATCCATGATGCCCACCATTAATGGAATAAACAAAATCTTTGAGATTTCCACTAGATGCCATCTGTGCCAGATTCGCACCTGGGAACAATTGTTGACGATTCTCCAGATATGAGAGAACTGAAAGTGCTTGAACCTTGGGATCCTTTTCAATCAATCCAGGATTTTTTACAACATCATATCCCTTGTATCCATTTCTCTGTAACCACTTATTAAACATCTCATAATTTGCTCTTCCAGTGAGTTGAACCGGACCCCTTCCGATAAAATTATATCCATCGGCATCGCCCTTATTTCCTAATACAGGATTGCTTCCATAACCGCGAATTTTATTGAAATAGTTCCAACCTGGCTTACCTTTTGGATCTGATGGGGATACATCAGCAATTTCTCTAGTTTTGGTAAAATTGTGGCTTTCCTGCATCATTCGTGCAGTGAGCATTTGCATAAACTCTTTAGTTCCCCATCCTCGTTCCTTCCATCTTCCGCTTTGTAATGCCTGGAAAAGAATCGGTAGTGATTGCTTATATATTGGGTTAATATTTTTCGCATCCGCCCCGCCAACAACAGCACCCAATTGAGCAGGCGCAACTCTTCCTCCGCCAGCATATCCTCGCGCTTTGGGTTTAGCAGTGGATCCCTTAGATGTTGGTTTTGGTGCCGAAGATTTTCCTCCTAAACCATGTTTCGTAAAAGAGTTCTTTACAAAGTCATTCCATACATTATTATAGTCACCTACCTTATTTTCTGCTTTTTGCTGAGGTTTTTGTGTAAAGATGTCCTTAAATCTACCAGCCTTTATAAGTTCACCATAATACTTCCAAAGATTAATTGGATTTGCTGATCCCGAAGGTTGTGAACCAGTTGATCCAATTTTTCCTGAACCAATTATACCACCCTGAGAGAACCTCTGAGTCTGAGACCTAATTCCACCAAGAGGATCTTGAGCAGAAACTGGTCTAAGTTGACCGGCAACATCTGTTCCTCCACCACCAACTACAAACTTTGCAGGATCTACCCCAGTCTCATTAGCAAGTTTTTGTTGCTGCTCTTCATTAAGAACCAATTCACCTTTTGCCAATACGGCACTACCGCCACCCTCTACTGGTAGTAATTGCGTATCTTCTCCAGCCCCAGTTACAGGAGTTCCTGTATCACCACCAACAAATCCACTAAAGATGCGGCCGCCGCCAGCATATCTCTTAGTTTCTCCGGTTCTAAGACGATGAATTTGTTCATCAATCTCTGCTTTTTTGCCCCATGGATCAAATAAACCAACCTTTGACCTTTCTGCTTGTAGTTGCTTTATCTTATCTTCTTTTGATCCTGGAGCACTTTCAGTTTTTCTTTCTTGAGCATCAACTGTTCCTGGCATTAGAGCAGGAATGGCAGCACCAGCCATAAAAAGACCAGCAGCTGCTGCAACTTTTCCGCGACCAGTTAATCTACCACCAGCAGTAAGTTTTAAGTTCCTTAGTGCCGATAGTAGCATAGGCATGATCTTCGCCATACCCTTGGCAAAGAAACCTACTAATCTAATGGTGTTGCGGACAAATCCCCCAAAGGGAGTCATGAATAGCAAGAATGCTGCCAATAAAGCTGGCCAGAATGTCTTAAGCAAACGCCCAAGAACCTCAACTTTCTTGGCATTCTTTGGATCACTTATCCACTTCATTAGTGAATTGAATGCAGCACCAAGGAAAGTGTATTTAATAAAATTCCAAATTCTTTCCAGGGGCCCTTTAATGGGAGCAATTAATTGTTCCTGTAATTTCTTTAATTCCTTTGCTCTTTTCTTCTCTAATTTTTCTTCTTCCTTTGATCTTTTTGATCTTACCTTTTCCCGTCTATTCTTTTCTTCTTCCTTCTTTTCCGATTTTGATTGATTCTTTAGAGTGTTGAGGATATTTTGTAGAGATTCCCCAATATTTTTTAAAGAGTCTACGAATTGGGTGCTCCTATCGGCACTCTTCTTTCCTTCTTTATCGTCCACTGGTCTAACACCCGACGCTGCAGATCCTGTTCCGCGTGGACCTGCGCCAGGTTGACCAAATAATAGTTTAGCAGTCTTATTTACTCCAGAACCAGTTGCCCCAGAAGCAGCAGATTTCTTAAACGCATCTGCACCAATCTTCTTCTTTTTAATTGTAAATCTACCAACCTTTCCTTTAATTCTCTTCAATTCTTCAGTAAGAAGTTCAGCCTCTTCAGAAGGCATCGCCTTTCCTTTACTGGTGAGAATCTGGTTCTCAATTAATTTTTGCTTTAGCAGAGTCTTGTATGTATCATAGTCAATATCAAAAGTATCCTCCAACCCAAGGAGTCGGAGGATAATATCGTTAATATCTTCTTCTGATATTGAATCAGTCTGTTTAGTGCCAGTATAAAGGGAAAGTTTTCCCAAAGAATCAACGGGCATTTTTCTGAGCCTCTGCTTTTAATCGTTCTTCTTCAAGATGATTCTTCAACATACCCACATAGACATCTCTCTCCCAAGGAATCATATTTTCTATCTCTGTTAATGAATATTTATGATACTGCATTAAGGAGAAATTTAATACGAAATAGTTTTCAAGATCCATGTGGGACATGGCTAGGCGAAAAAACTTGATAGTCCCTCTAGAACAACCTCACTCTCAACCCCAGTGCTTGGATTCTTAACTGTCACAGTGTGTGATAGTTTGGGCATCGTTTCAAAGAATTTTTCAATCTGCTTGAATTGAGTTGTATTCATTTGATCAAGGAAATCACTAAGTTCCTTTTTGGTTACATCGGCAGCAACCCAAACTTCATCTTCATTATAGATCTTATCAATACATGATGCAATCAAATCAAACGATTGCTCCATGTTATTGTCGGATTCGAGATCAAAATTACTCTTCACGAATTGATCTAATGATGGATACTTCATCTCCATCATTAAAGAATCATCAAGCTTAATTTTGTTATTGTGCTCGGGATTCTTCTGGACATGAATATCATCAACACTAATCTTAGTGAGAACAGTGGTGCTGTCATCATCGGGACAGATAATATTGACTTCAATCTCTTCCCCAACAGACTTTCCCCTAATGTTTAGGAAGATGTATTCAATGTCAAATGTGGGAAGAGTTTCCACTTTAACGCCTTTTGTTTCAATACAATTTTTAATTACGTTCTTAATTGCTGTGGAAATTTGTTTGGTGTCCTGACTTTCTAGTGCCAAAACAAGAAGTTTTTCTTCCCTAACCAAAAAGGGTCTATACTCTATCTTTTTTCCTGTTGATGGCAGTTCCAATTCATAAGTCGGAGTAGAAATCTTTGGTAACGGCATAATCTCTCAAAAAGTTCAGATGCTTTATTTATCACCCCAATAGACCCTGTGATCTGCCAAGTTGATCTCTTGTTCCATATTGATCAAGTGCTGGATTGCCAATTGCTCTACCATTTCTTTGAGTATCACCATTCAAGAAATCATTATATACTGCACCATTAACGGGTCTATTATTTGGATTTTGGGGACTTGGCGAATTGGCATTCTGATTTACTGGAGTTTGTGCTGGATTTCCAGCAAATCGTGGGTTATTATTTCCACTTCCATATCCCAATCTTTCAACAATAAATCTGTTATATGTAAATGATACTGTACACATCATCAATTCCGATGTAGTATACTTGACAGGCATGGTAATCATTTCAACTGGATATGCTTGCAGAAATGTATATGCAAGATATGTTCCTTGCATTTCACGTTCAAACTTATTGATATAAATTTCCGGAGATCTGTATCGATCAGAATATCTTACTCGATAGAAACGATTCTTATCTTTTCTTTGATCGTCATCATTCATAGCATATTGAATCCACTTCTCAAAAAACCAAATTACACTATATGATCCCTGTGTAGACCCACCAAGATCAACATAGAATGTAAAGGTTGCTCTTTCATCATGCTGCCTGCGATAACCAAGTCTTTCTGTGACACCGGTATAATCATCATTCAATTCTGCAGTCATGATTGCAGAACCAGGAAGAGCCGCCTCATGGCATGACAAAGAAAGATGCTCGGCATCATAGAACTGACGTAGATCCGGTGGCGGTTCCAACCATGCCTGAAAGTGTGACGTTAGGGATGGTTGAAGCAGGAGAGACTTAATCTGAGAGTTAGTCTTAATTACCGGTTTTGGTGCGGGCATTTATAAATAAAGCTTACTCTTATATATTATGTATGCCCAAAGATTCCAAGTATTATCAGGGAAGATTTCACCCCCAAAACCCAGAGAAATATATTGGAGATCCTTCAAACATAATTTATAGGAGCAGTTGGGAACTAAAATTCATGAAGTGGTGTGATAGAACATCTGCGGTTCTTAGGTATGGATCTGAAGAGTTCTCAATTCCATATTGGAATCCAGTGAAAGAAAAAGTATGTAGATATTATCCAGACTTTCTAATTGAAGTGCTAGAAAATGATGGAAAAAAACACAAGTATCTGATTGAAGTTAAACCCAAAAAGTCAACACTGCCGCCGAAACAAAGATCTAGGACAACAAAATCATACATTACAGAAGTTCAGACTTATGCAGTAAATCAATCGAAGTGGCAAGCAGCAAAAGAATTTTGTAAGGATAATAGGATTGAATTTAAGATCATAACCGAAGAAGAATTGGGACTGAAGGGATGAGTAGAATACAAGAACTCAATAAAAAAATATCGGGGCAAATGGATCCAGACTCTCTTATGATGAGTATTCTGGAAGTTTTTACAGAATCTGTATTAATACCTGAAGTTGGTGGATACTATACATTTGTTTATTATCCAAAAACAAGTAACTTTGAATACGATGCTCATCCACTCGTTGCTGTCACCTCAATTGAAAAATGGGGATTCCGGGCGATTAACTTTCACTGGGGAATGGCAAGACAATATACCTGGATTGAAGTGATTGGAAAACTTCACATAGTATATCCGGAGGAAATCTCAGAATTACGAAAAATACCGTTCGCTAAATTCTCTCATAAATAAATACAAACCATTATCTCATAATGCCAGAAGCAACGTCTCCAGAACAAGCAGGATCTGTATCATCAGCTCCTATTGCATCACCTGATACTAGCGATTCTTTTGGCGGTGCATTCCTAACCTATCCTATCAACATGGATCCCGAACAGGATCGGGTTTCTTTTACCGTTTGGGAGTTGGCCAAGGCTCTTGGCACAGCAGCGTCTGGTGGTCTGCAAGTTGGTGATGTGAAATATAGAAGAATTGGTCCCACTGCGTATCTTCCCGTTCAAGCACCAATTACAGATAGTAACTCGGTTCAGTGGGAAGCAAAGTCATTAAACGAACTTCAGAGAAGACTTGTCAATTCATCTCTGGACTTCATGGACACTAAGAGTTTTGATAATCTTGGTCAGAATCTTGGTGGACTTGCCAAAGACGTTCTTCAGGATCCAAAACTCGCAAACCTCTACATGGCAGAGCAAGCTGCTGGTGTCGGAGAAGGTCTTCTTTCTAGGGCAACTGGACAGATCATCAACCCAAACCTTGAGTTGCTTTTCCAAGGACCAACACTTAGGGACTTCCAGTTCACTTTCAAAATGACCGCAAGGAATGAAAGAGAGGGTAAATCAGTAAAAAGAATCATTCGATTCTTCAAAGAAAATATGGCAGTAAGACTTACTCCAGGTAGATTATTTCTTAAAGCGCCATATGTCTTTGAAATTAAGTACCTAAAGGGAACTTCTCAAACACACCCATCAATTAACCTGATTAAGAAGTGCTGTGCCCTAAAGAATTGTGCAGTTGATTACACTCCCCTAGGTTCATACATGACATATGATGATGCTGACGCAACCATGGCGCAGTATTCTATGCAACTACAATTCACAGAGATTGAACCAATCTACGATGTAGATTATCAAAGAGAATCAGATCATCCAATCGGTTACTAATCATGTCATCATATTCATATTTTAAATATCTTCCCAATTTTGAATACGTTAGTAGGGATAACGAGCGCAAAAATATTTCTGACTTTACAGAAGTAAAGAATATATTTAAGCGCGGAAAAATACGTGAAGACATTCTTGACAACCTAGCGTTTTTCACAAAGTATCAGATTGTTGGTGACGAACGCCCAGATAATGTTGCTTATAAAACATATAAAGATTCGAATCTTGATTGGGTAGTTCTTCTTTCCAATAATATTGTGAATGTCCACTCAGAATGGCCAGTTAAGCAGACCGTATTTGACCGTATCATGCTTGAAAAATATGGATCGTATGAGAATCTCTATAATGGAATTCATCATTATGAAACGACAGAGATTCGTAATACCGCAGGAGTTGTGATCATGAATGCGGGACTTAAAGTTCCTGAAGATTTCTCTATTACTTATTTTGATCCAGGGCGCGGTGAAGAAATGATTTCCGATGGTGTTGCTAGACCAGTAACATACTATGAGTGGGAATCAAAAAAAGAAAATGAAAAAAGAAGCATTAATCTCCTCAAACCAAAGTATCTGGGTCTTGTATTAGATGATATTGAGAGATTGATGCCATATAAAAAAGGTTCTACTCAATATGTAAGTAGAACCCTTAAGAGAGGCGATAATATTAGACTATTTGAGTGATCACATATCAACTAGTCGTTGAAAGTAAGACATTGCATCATCGTCGTCCTCATCACCCCCAGAGGAACTTTCTACGCGACTGGATGACAGACTGTTAAGTTGATCACGCAGATTGTCTGGAAGTTCAGGAGAACGCTCTTCAAGAGTCTCCTCATCCATAACCTCAGGATCTTCTCTGCGAGCAGACTGTTTTTGTCCGATCACATACTTCAGACGCTTTTCAAGATCTTGATATGACTTGAATTGATCTGCAGCAACAAGGGGTTGCAGAAGGTGCTGCTTCTCCCAGATTGCTTCCAGCGCATCATCATCCTCCATAAGAGGTTTAGAAGCAGCGAATTCGGACTTATCATAGTTCCAGTAACCATCCTTCTTGACCAACTTCAGTTTGAAATTGGCACCGGTCCAAAAGTCAAATGGATTGATAGGAGTCTCATCTTCAAATTCTGGTTGCATAGCATTCAGAATCTTGTCAAAGATTTTCTTACCAAACTTGAACAGGAATACACGACCCTCATTTTCAGGATGTGCAGGATCGCGAACAACATAGATGTTTGCGTAGTAGGACAGTTTGCGCTTTTGCCTGCGCACAGTTTCCTTGTCCTTTTCATTACCACTATTCCACAGAGTGCGATTATACTCTGAGACGGGATCTTTCTGACCAAGAGTTGTCAGAGAATTCTCAATATACCATCCACCAGGACCTTGGAAGGCATGAGAGAACATTTGAACCCAAGGAAGATCTTCTCCTTTGGGCGCGGGAAGAAAGCGAATTACGGCAGATCCGACGCCACTCTTATCCATTTCGGGTTTCCAGAAGCGGTCATCAACTCCAGATCCACCACCACTATTCAGTTTTTCTACTTGTTTGACTAGTTTATCAGTCAAAGAACCCAGTGTAGATTGCTTTTTGAGATCAGCAAAAGACATGTGTATGCTCCGTATGTTTTGTATTTGGCACTTGTGACAACTTTATCCTAGTATTGAGCGGAAGGGATGTCAAGCCCATTTTAATATTTAGTCGTCTGCCATCCGACCTTTATGATTCTATTATGGCAGGTCCGAACCGGTCCTGTCAATTCTTTCGCGCATTGACTGCAGAACTGCTGCTATATTCTTTAATACAATCCCAACATCAGAATTTATGGGAAGACCCATCATTTTTGCAGATTCCGTAATGCGATTTTTCATTTCCTTTGCTTTTGGATCATCTGACAATTTCAATCGCGTATAAAGAACCTGTTGCTTTTGTAGCAGAAGATCTAATAAATCAACGTGCTCAAGTTTTTCCTCCCTAGTCATAGAAGAAAACTTGAACACATTGGAATAAATCCTTTCCTGTAAGTCGGAGATCTCCGCAAGTTCCGACCTCACAATATCAGAGTCAAAGAAACCCATATCAATCTCCAAGTAATATACTTTTTAAATTTTTTCTGTAAGGGAAGATGTTAATATTTAGAAAGTCATTATATTTTCTAAGTTTTAGGGATACTAATGTCCACACTGGATCATTTAACTTTTTATCAAATTGCTTTCCAATCTCAAATATTCGATTATAAATCACCAAAGTTTCAATACTAATCTCTCCATTAAGAAATGACTTAAGAACAATTGGGTGCCCTTTAGAGCAATCAAACGCATCATCAAGAGTGTGGTCTTTAAATAATTTTTCAGTCTCTTCTTTAAACAAATATGTCAAAGATTGAGTTCTTTTTTTCCATTCGGAATATGTTTTGTCACCGCTACGAATAATCTCACCGATCCATAGAGTGTCTGGATTATCCTTAGATACAAAATTAGATACGAAAAAGTCTACAATTTCTTTATCTGTTTTGTTTCTGGATAATTTTTCGAACCAAAATCTATCCTTGCGATTGTAGAAGGATTGTAATGATGCTCGACTTTTACCACAATATTTGTGGTAGTCATACTTTTCTTTTGTGAAGTGATTTTTTAGTGCAAGATAAGTTTTATAACAATCAAAGGGTGTCATTCACAACATCATATCGGAAGTTTGGCATGAGAAGTTCTCTTCAGGAAATTCAATTCCATCGCCTCATATTTAATCTTTTCTTTCAGGGGTTTTGAAATCAACTTAGGGATTGATTCTAAGTCAAGAGAGTTTACCTCACAAAAATATATGATCGCATCGATATAACTCATATCAATATTATCCCTGACCAAAATCTCAATTTCTTGAGCAAATTTTGATGAGCAGAAAAACTTCTTTTCAAGTGCTTCTTTTAGATCTTCTTCCATGTACCCTAGGACTGTTACGTGCAATTTGATACCTATATGACTCACTCAAGTTTAACATATAATGCCGCGTCCGTCAAGCGTATTGTTCAGATGCTGTTTCGACAAAATTCTTAATGTATTGAACTAACATTTTCAAATATTTTTTCTTGTCATATTCTTCGTAAACAGCGACTTCGCCGTTTTCACATGCCATGATGATCACAAACTTTTTGACGGAAATGCCAGTCATTTCATGCAACATACATGCATATGCGCAACACTGGACAAAATAATGCTCGATCCACTCACGTGGTTTTGGTTTTTTGGACGTTTTGAAATCTATAATCGCTAGTTCGCCATCAAATTCAGCAATACAATCGACGGTTCCAGCTACACCAAGATATGTGCTATAGAGTGCTCCCTCAAGAGCACGTATATTATTTATACGTTTCAGTGTGGGCACAGACATCTGAAACAGCATTTCTGAGATTGGAAGAATATTAGAAGGGCAGTCGAGGTTCTTCAAATACATCTCTACCAGAGTATGCATATCAGTTCCCCGACTTGTCGCCAGTCTTGTGATTTTATCTGCCTCTGCATCACCAACCCGCCTTCTCCACGAAGCAAATGTTTCGCGATTGAAATGACTGATTACTGATGTGATGGAGACTAGTCTCCGAAGCACATTTTCTGTGTCGGAGACTTTATAATAACGAATGCCATCTATAGTCTCCCTTTCAATCGAAGGGAGATTCAACTCAACATGATTAAAAGTCATCAAAGTCCCAATTCAGTTTTTGCAATAATATACTCTTTACAGATGCCAGATCTTACAATATCATCAATGCCAAATTCAACCAATGCCATAGAAGGCATAGTGCGAAGAATTCTCATGAAATCAATGATGCCATTCTTCTCATTGGTCTTGATGAGATCTGATTGTGAAGCATCTCCACAGAACATGATTTTACTATTTTCGCCAACGCGAGTAATAATAGAATCCAGTTCATGAAAGTTCAAATTCTGAAACTCATCCACGATGATGATGGAATTATCCAGAGTAGTTCCACGAATAAAAGAAGTGCTCCAAAAACTAATCGTTCCCTGCGTCTTCAGATTTCCATACAGCATTTCGAAGTCAGCATCGCTGGGCATTTGGAACATGTATTTTACCATGTTCTTATATGGAATTTGATAGAGAGAAGATTTGTCTTCATGATCACCCGGAAGGAATCCAATCTCTCTTGTTGCGACAAGAGATCTTACTAGGTAGATTTTTTCATATGGTGTCTTTTCATCTAAGACATCCTGAATTGCATTATAGAGAGTGATAAAAGTTTTACCCGTGCCCGCTACTCCGTATGCAACTACATGCTTTCCTGCATCATAAGCATCAAACAATTTTTCCTGATTGTCTGTTAGAGGTTCAATTTCTAAAAGTAGATCTAAGTTGATTGGTTTCTTTCTCTTCAATTGTTTTGCTGTCATACCAACACCAATTGGTTGCTGTGATGTAGACTTTCTTTTTCTTGCCATTATTTTAACTTAGAAGGGTTTTACTCTGGATCCTGGCATTTTTGATGCCCGGTGAAGCACATCATTCCAACCCGGATGTTTTTGGATTAGTTTATTTTGCCAGTCGCCTACCTCCCCGACGCCAGCAACCCCAGCGGACCAATCCTTATCCCAATCCGGATTTTCCTTTCGCCAATTTTCATAGTCACTTAAAGACATAGTAAGTTCTTGCGTCTCACCTGTCTTCAAATTCTTTACAGGATATATCGGCATAATTAAGAATTATATGTTACGTTTATTTATTCAAATGTATCAAGATATATGGATGTAGATTCTTCTGCCAAATAATCTGAGATATCAGCAGGTTCTAAATCCGGATTTGAGCGAAATAACTTTTGAACCTCTTCTTCCGTTGCAAGAATTTTAAATGTATGACCAGTTAGATTGTCTTTGAAGAAGTATGATTTCATACCAGTAATTTCATCAGTAATTGATTTGATCATGGAGACAGTCTTGCTTTATGTAAACGTTTTGTTTCATAGTAACTAAACACTTCCGGAACCCAATCCTTAATCACAGGAACCATGCACTCACATAATGCCTGAATTTCCAATTGTGCATCCAGTTTAGCACGAAGATCCAGGAAGTGAAGTGCTGCTCTCAGAGAGAATGAGACTACAAAGTTCTGGCGAATGTTCTGTGGTAGATAATCCCTCAGGTGCTCCTCTGCCATACCCCTCTCATAACCGTCTGAGTAGTGCGCAGATGCTTCTACACAGCGACATAACTCACATTGGTAGTCCTTGTGTGTCCACTCGTATTTGTGCCCCTTACGGTCCAAATAGAGACCAGGAGGGCGAACATAAAATACCTCTTCTGGTTTGAGTTCTCCTTTAGCAACTTTCATAACACGACGACCAGTATATCTTTGAGATTGAACATCAAAGGATACACCAACTCGGTGAGTTCGTGCTTGCATTGGAACATTGTGAACGAACCCATAGCAATCAAAAGTAATTGCTGGGTGCTCCAGAGGTCCCCAGTGACCGCGATCATTTGCTAGAAGTTGCTCAATGACCCACTCACCCGATTTAGTTTCATTTGGAGGTTTCTTGGTATGAATGGGGTCCTCACTGTAATCATTCTTACCTGCCTGCCAAATTACTGTTTGCGGAAGAGGCGTTTTCTGAAGGGCAACAACGCCCATATGTCCATCAAGTTCAACAAGGTCCTTTGCTTTTACTGGCTTCATTCTACTCCCTCAGTCGTTAAATACTTCATCATAGTCATCTGGATAATATACGCAAGATTCGTTCTGATATAGTGAGGCAAAAGTTAGACCCTCTTCAGGTTCGGAGTCATCTTCAATACCACCAAGTTCCTTTTCCAAACAAGAAATCAGAACGTTCATATTCTTGCATATGAGACGTATCCTTTCTAATTTATCAGCGTTCATGGTCCTCCAGAAACTACTATCAGTATACACAAAAAAATAGGGGGTGTCAAGACCCCCAGAAAATTTATTTGGTTTGCATTGCTCTGATTAGTTGAGCATCCTTCAGTTTCTTATCTTTATTAATTTTGTTGCGGATAATAAGAAGTGGAACTAGAGAATTTGTAATCATTTTTTACCTCTTACGTTGGGACAAATTTTGCATACAAAGAATGAGATTGAGCATATAAACACAACCTGCAATAGTGTAATACCACCGATTACCTGTAGTGCGTTTGCCATTAGAACATACCTTTGTAAATTTTCTTTTTAGTATCCTCAGTCATAGTTTGAATGGGATAATAATGCTGTCCACGATATGAATGATCTTTTGCATCAACATTCCGATGCCATTCCACAAATTCCTTCTTGGGTGTTTCAGTGTCATACCAAACACCACGATAACAAGCTCTTGCCATTTTGGTTACTCCTATGCTCTAAACAAAAGAGCGTTCCTTCAGGCGGCATACTTCCGTTACTATCATTTAAGCATCATTCCAGAGTCTCCACTCGCACCATTTTGGTGAGAGATCTTTAATCTCTCTAAACAATTCCCTTTCAATTCTTGGCGGATAATCCTTGCCATATATTCTAATCATTAGAATATTTGCCTGGGAACATGAGAGCACTAGTGGAAGAGCTATTTCGAACATGATAGTAATGAACGTCTACGTTCCTTCTGTCTCCTTACTTCCGTTTACTCCGTAGAGTAAATGAACGATTGCAAATATATTTATGTCGAAATCCTGATTTTTAGTAGCAATTTATACAAAATAGTATCAATCTTATACCAAATCCCATTAAGTTATCTTTCGATGTAACTCATATTGTGATTTTCAGATTTCAACTGAATACAAATTATATCACATCCGACCTTAGGATTCGCATCTCCGCATGTAAAAATGTCAACAGCTGCTTCACCAGTTTCCGGCCAAGTGTGAATTGAAATGTGACTTTCTTCCAAAAGAGTTAATACAGTTACACCCTGTGGATCAAATTTTTTGAAGATTGTCTGGACTACCGTTGCCCCACTCGCAGATGCTGCGTTCTCCAGTAAATCAATAAGAAACCTTTCATCGTTTAAAAGATGAAAGGGGCAATCATAGAGATTTAATAGGTAATGTTTTCCCAACATTGTCAGACATCCGGATCATAATACTTATCTAATAGATCTGATACCATAGTTTCAGTTCCATCCATCTTCTTTACATCATATATGCTAGATCGCATATATCTCTTGACCTTTTTATAACTTCGAAGAAGTTTTCCAACTTCATCCGTATGAATAATAACATTTGGGTCTTTTGCACCAAACCCACCACTTCCTTCAGTCATTTTTTCTTACCTTTAATCTTAGGAGCACATCCCCAGGTCTTTGGATTGGATCTTCCATACCCAAAATCAATTTTTCGAACTGCTCCGGGTCCATATTTATCGTAATAATAATCAAACAAGTTCACTCTTTTATGTGCGCGAGTTAAATCAATATACTCCACACCATCAACTACATACCAAATTAAATATGCATCATTTGGATATGACGTATCCTTTGCCCGTTCTAACGTAGTTTTCTCTAGGAGAACCTGACAACTATAATCCTTTGGATTTAATTCATTCATAATAATTTAAATTAGATCAAGAGCGATTTCCCCATTGAATATCCAAATATGCTTCCTTCACAACCTCAAATGGAATATTATATTTGTCGGTGAGTTTCTTATCCTTTACCAAACAAACAACCTCTGCTTCCCTAGGATGAAGTGCCTCAACAATACTGATGAACATAGTCTCTCTGCGAATCTGAGAGAGTGTATTGTTTCCACCCCTCACAAAATTGTAGAGATGGACATATTCATTGCGCAATGAAGTTCTCCCATCACCCTTCAAATCCTGTGACTGAGCATCTCTTATGTCCAATCCCCTGGACACATTCTCACTAAGCGTTCCAGAATTAACTGTTTGTTTAGTAATGTCAGAATAAGGAACCGGTCCATCTGGAAGCATGGAAACCACACTTGGATCAAAATTCCAAATAAAAAGAGACTTTAAAGATGGATGCTCATACTTGCGCAGAACTTCCACCTTTAAAGCTTTACTTCTTTGCTTTGACGCCAGTTCCAGAACCTCAAATACAAATGGATTTATCGGCAGGTCTAGCGATACTGGTTTTCTAGTCGTTCTCTTCTTCGTCGTAGTTGTAGTCATAATCGTCTGTATTTTCAAATCGGATTGCTATAATTTCATCTGGGATTAAATTTCCATCACTATCAAACATTTCTGGATGAGTTACTGGCAAAGATGATAAGTACGCCTTTTCGTAGAAATGTTGCTTTGTCAACCATCCTACTACACCTCCAACGAAAAAGAACATTATTGAAATTAAAGTTGTAATGGTCAGAGTTAGTGCTAACATGACTTCCCCCAGAGAGTTATCGTTTTCTAGTGTCAAATGAAAATTCAAAATGGAAATGGAACTCCCGGTAAAAGAGAGAGACCATTTTGCCAAACTTTATGTGAAAAGTTTTTGGTTGATCTTGCTGGTCCCTCCCTTTCTTTTTTCTTAGCATGAACTCAAAACCACGATCAATATCATGATTTTGTTCTCTTTTATTTATTCCAGATTTATTGTGTTTTTCAATAGACATTAAAGTACATTATTTTCGCGTAGGTATTTAATTGTTTGGTGACATCCACCTAAAGATTGAGTATCGTTCAAAACAACCTGAGGGAATGTAGCATCTTCACCAAAAACTTCAACAAATTGATTATAAGTGAACGCTCCACTCTCCAATGTATATGCAACGTAGTCTATTTCAGCAAGATTAAAGATTGTTTTAATCTTGTCACAATATACACAACCATCCTTAGCATAAACTGTGAACCTCATGATGCATTATTTCTCCTTTGTCGGTAAGTATATAAATTTGATGGTCTTGGTGGTCTGGTCCACTCTTCTATTTTTTCCATTCTCTCATATGAGAAAAATTCTTGACTTCCATACCACTCTCTCCAGGGGGTATGTCCCTTATCAGAATTGCATTTTCTGCAACTACAAAGAACATTATGTGTATAATCAACACCTCCTTTGGCAAGAGGAATGATATGGTCAAGTGTTAATTCATCATTAGATCCACAATACGCACATTCATGATTCCATTTTTCTTTTATCTCATTCCTCCACATTCTTTTAGCTTCTGCTGAAGAACATGCTTGGAGATTGAACAAATAATCCCCGGAAGAGTTATAGAGTGGCATATGTTTATTGTTGTTGTGAATTTGTCCGAATGACAGGACTTCTACTCTTATTCTTAATTACAATAAATGCGTCATTTTGATATACTGTGGATCCATATGATCGATGCCATTTTGAATTTGCAGTATCGCTTGCGGATAAACCACTTGAAGCACATCCACCAATCTGAATGTCTATTTCGTCATTCTCGGACCAATTTAATTCATTCACAAAGTATTCAATTTTCTCTAAAAGTTCCTTATTCATATTACCTAAGGGACTACCAGTAGTATAGCATGAGAACGTTCTGCTGTCAAATTTGAGGGTTGCGCATGTTTTATTTATTGTAAAAATTACGGCAAATCTCTGGCATTTGTGGTTGGATATGTCCTAGCAATCCCAGCATTTACACTTGCCCAGATAATTTTTATTGCTCCGGATGCTCCAGTGCCACCATTACCATTATCCATACCTCCTCCACCCCCGCCATAAAGCCCACCATTTCTCACAGAT